AGCTCGCCCCGGGGGTGAGGTCTCTCTTAGTACTTCGGACGCTGCGGCGTTGGACAGGCCACGCTGTAACAGCACTCCGTGGCGTCCAAAGAGACTGTGCCGCCAGGCGTGCTGCTGGCCTCTCTGCCTCGCGCTTGAGCAAAGACTAGAAGTCCGCGATCTATCGTAGGGTCATTGATTCGATCAAAACTAAGGGTGGTAGCCTTGCGTCTCACTTGGTCACCTCTTGCCTGTGCGTAGGCGTCTGCGTAGGCGTCGTTTGGATTCAGAAGCGGATCAGGGGTGAACACTTCCACCCCCACTCGCCGCACTCGCTGGGGTACGTCCGACAGGTGGTCGTGCAAGTGCCGCTGTCGGTGTAGCAGCACCTGAGGTCCCCGCCCGCCACCGTCTCGCAGCCTTCGTAGACAGACGGCATGCACATCGCCGGGACCGGCGCCGGGGCGATCAGGAGCATCGTCCCGAGGAGAACGAGGGTGGCGAGGAGCAGTTGCCTGCGTCCGCGCCACCCGTCGGGATCAATCGAAGTCGTGCCCACCTCTACGCCCCCTCTCCAGCCGGCGGCGCGGGTGGGGCGGCGGGCGTCTTGTCGGCCTCCACGGCGGCGTCCAGGGCCTGCCGGGCGGTCTCCATCCGCGCCTGCAGAGCGTCGAGATCGTCGGCCACCTTTGCGGCGGCCGTGAGATCGATCCCGGGGTTGGCAGCCAGCGCGTCCGCCACCGCCTGCTTCAAGCGGTCTCCGAACGTGGCGATGTCGGCGCGGGCGGCTTCGTTCGAGGCGAGGAGAAGATCCACCTTGGCGGTCGTCTCCGTGCCCTCGGCGACCAGCCGGTCGAGGATTTCTTGATTCGTTGCCATCTGTCGTTCCATCCTTTCCATGCGAGCGTTGAAAGAACGCAAGCCCTGAGCGATGTCCGCCAGAGCGTGCTCGGTCGGCGTTAATCTGCGGCTGAAGAAGCCGAGGAGCGGCACCTATGCGCCTCCCTCCGCGATTAGGCTGAGGACCCCAGCCAGGAATCGCCGCAGCTCTGGCGCGGGGCGATCCCCGAGGGTCGAGCCGAAGATCTCCACGGTGGATCGGATCGACTTCAGGGCTGTCAGCGCTCCGTCCTCGCGCGAGGGGACGCTGACCCGCGCCGCGAGGGCTGCCTCGATTCGCTGGACGCCCGCCTCCAGGTTGGAAGTCCTGAGCGCGATCGTCTCCAAGAGCTGCAGGTCGCTCTGCGGCTCGAACGGCGCCGGCGTGGTTGGCGTCCCCGGCGTGGCGGGGGGCTGGGCGGTGCCGGGCTGCTGCGGGACGATCTTCCCGGCGGCGATGGCCAGCTTGAGGACGAGGGCTCCCGCGCCCTCGACGAAGTCCAGGTCTGAAAGATCCCAGCGATCCGAGACCCGGTCCGCACCCAACATCTCGCGGGCCAGCTCGACAGTCACCTGCGAGAGGTCGCCGCTCCCGTGGCCGCCCACCTTGTTGCGGGCCGGCCAGTCCTTCACGCGCAGGCCGTCCGGGTTGCCGTAACGCAAGGCGGCATCGACCTGCGTCGGGTCGAAGGTGCCGCGCTTCTCTTCTCCGGTTTGCTGATCCAGCCAGGCCGCGACTTCGAGTCCGGCCTCCTTGAGCTTCTGTCCGATTGTCGCCATTCCCATTCACTTCTCCTTTGCGGCCGGAGCCGCGGCTATGTCGGGATGCTTTGTCTTCATGTGGCGGGCTACGTTCTGGAAGGTCCGGTTGCAACAGGGGCACACCCCGGCGCTGACACGACTCAGCTTCCGCGCCGTCTTCGCGTGCTCGGCCGCCTCGGCCTCCAATCGCTGTTCGACCCATCGGCGGGCCTGTTGCTCGGAAGCGAGCTGCTTCTCCAGCTTCGCCTTTTCCGACACCCCTGGAACCATGCCGCCCCAGGGGCAAGCGGGGTTCGGACACCTGACCGTGGCCCCCTCCTCTGTGTGGCGACGCAACAGATGCCAAGGTATCGCGAACACCGTTCCGCAACCTTCGCAGGTTATCTGATGGAGGGTCACTTCGTAGGCGAGGGTCCGCGCTGCCATCACGCCTCCGGCTTGCCGCTCGGGTCCAGCGCGCCGCCGTTGTCGGCCGGCGCCTCGAAGATGGCGTCCATGGCCGTGGCGTGCTCTTTGACAAGGGACCTGCAGACGGCCTCGACCAGGCCGTCCAGCAGGAGCTTGCCCTCCAGGGTCCTACTGGCGATCTCCACCTGGACGCGTCCCAGGGGGGCGTTCCCGATGGCCCTTGCGGTGTCGCGGACCATCCGCTCGGCCTTGTCCGACAGCGGGATCAACATGCGGGCCGGCTGCTTGGGCTTCTCTCCCGCGTCCGGGTTGATGCCGATGGGTGCCGGGCTAGGTCGTGACATCGGGGTCTCCCCGCCGGGTGATGATGTAGGTCTCCGGCGAGCGGCTTTGCGGATCGCCGAAGCGAATATCGAACGCGTTCAGCGGGGCGCCGCAGTCCAACCCCTCCAGCTTCGCGAGGAACAGCTCGGGGCGCATCGCGAGGTACTCCATCGGCAACTCTTCCACCTTGATCGACTCGCCGGGCTCCAAATCGCGAAGGGCGAACGCGACGGGGAAAAGCGGGTTCGTCTTCTCCTGGGGCGGAACGTAGGGAGCGGTTCGCGAGACCTTCATGGCTGGCCCCCCTCCATGGCTTCCTTGCTCGGCCCGTAGTAACGGCTCAGCGCGACCAGCTTTTCGAGGTCGGTCACCAGAATGGATGCCTCCCTCGCGGTGTTGCCCGCGCTTGCCTCGGTGGCCTCACGCTTCAGATTCTGAAACTCCCAAAGCGCTCGGTTGAGACACTCATCGGCTGCCTTGAATCGCTCGGTCACGTTCATCCTTCTCCTCCTCGAAAAGAGCCGGCTGCGAGGCCGGCGGTTGGGTTTGATTGGTAGGGGCGGAGGGAATTGAACCCTCTGTCATCTGATTGAAAGTCAGAGCGCTCGACCGTTCGCGCCCGCCCCCAAGGTTGGTAGGGCTGGCGGGAATCGAACCCGCTAGATCTTCGGGATGAGAACCCGGCCGCTCACCGTTCGCGCTCAGCCCCTCATTATCCAGCGCGCGCACCCGGATCTCGACGAAGGGCGCTTCCCCTTGCGCGCCCCAAGCCTTCCTCACGCGCAGGTCGGCGATCTGACCGTCATCGTCCCACAAGACAGCCTCGCCGGCGTCGCCGATCGCTTTGGCGAGGTTGTCGCAATTGCCGTACCGTCCGGTATGCAGGCGGCGCGGAATCGGCTCCCGCTTCCGATGCTTCGAGGCCGGCAGGGCAAAGACGGCGGTGATCTCGACGGCGAGCGGGGCGCTACCGAAGTAGGAGCCGCGCACGTGCCCCGGCGGCCAGTCGCCGGCGTCCACCGCTGCCCGGTACATCCGCTCCTGGAGGTCCACCTTGTAGTGACGTACCTTGGCCGGCTGCCGAACGGTGACGCCCTCGCGACCATCCTTCGCCTTCCACCGACCGACCTTGCCCTGGTTCTGCGGCACCGGCTCGCCCGGCACCAGAACGACCAGCGTGCGCTCGGTGGGCTGGTCAGCCATTGCTCAGCCCCCGTCCCCTTCCTCGTCCTCGCCGGTGTCGGTCCGCACCTTCACGGACTCCTTCCCGGCCTCCAACCACAGCTCGATCCCGTCGACCTTGTACTCGTCAACCCCCATGTCGTGCATCCGGGCGGCGATCAGCGACGCCTTTTGCTTCTCCAAAACTTCGTTAGCTCCATGCGGCGGGCTCGGACGTCGTAGAGGCTCCAGGCCGAGGGCATGCAGCTCCTCGTCCCGCTCCGCGCTCTTGGTTCCCTCGATCTCCTTCTGGCCTGGCTGAGATTTCTTGCCGGCCACGGCTACCTCCGCAGACAGGACTGCACCCCGACCAGGTAGTCCGCGCACGCTTGTAGCTTCTCTCGCCGGCTGCTGGTCAAAGCGCGCCAGCCCTGGGACTCCAGCAAGGCACCCACGCACGCCGGCGAGGGCGGTTCAGGACAGGAGGGGGTCACCGAGGCCGCGGCGCTCTCCGCCCGTGGCGCCGCCGTGACAGCGCACAGGAGCTGCGCCAGCGGCACCTGTTCGCACGTCCGGGCCAGCTGGCGGCTCTTGACCACCGAGGTCTGGCAGTAAGCCTGCAGCGCCGGGAGTCCGGAACACGCCTGCACGACCTGCGTCCCTCCCCGACCGCTGGCGCAGCCGGCCAACAGCATCAGCAGCAGGGCCGCGGCGGGCAGGGCCTTGACGGAGCGCTTCACGGCCCGCAGCGCGGCCAACACGATTGCGCAGGTGGCCTTATAGCCGGCGGCGGAAAACGTTCCCTTCTTCGCCCGCCATTCACTCTCTTCGGCACTAATGGCCGCCAACGCCGCTGTCTTTTCGATCATCTTCCGTTTCACGTTCCGTTTCACGTTCCCTCCTTTCGGGAGATTTGAGGTTCGCTCAAGTCCCGGCAGCGGCCCGCGGCTGCTCCCTGCCTTCCTTCGCGGACCCACTTCGCGCGGAAGCTCGCGCTGATGGCGTCGGCGAATTGATGGCCGCTGCCGAGACTTCAGCCAATCTCGCCGCTCCTGATCCGGGCGGCAAGGGCCACCGGGCACACCCGAAGGTGCTGCTCGCTCTCGCCTGGAACGTTTTCCCACAGATCTTCCGGCCAGAACTCGAAGTCGTTGGGGCCGTCTTCCGGGCAGGCGCACCCCGACGCCTCGACGCCGGCGGCGATCGCCTCGCGGAGGGCGTCCCGCTCGGCGACGAGGCGAAGGATCTCGCGCGATGCTGGCCCCGAATACGCTGGATTCTTCCAACCCCAGTGCCCCCTCAGCCGCATGTAGCACCCTTCGCCGGTCACCCGATGCTCCCAGCCGCCCTCCTGCCATTCGTGCTCGGCAACCATCGGCCGCTCGTCGCTCATGTCTTCTCTCCGAGCCGCTCCAGCAGGGCTTCCAGGGCGGCGATGGCGCGTTCGTATCTCCACCGACCCTGCGTGCCGGCCTCGAATCTGTTTGCCCGCCCCCGCTCCGTCCTGATCCGCCGCTTGATGGCGGCGATAACCTCGTCGCGAGCCAAAAGGTTGCCGTTTGGGGAGAGGTGGACCCCCTCGTTTTGTCCAAACACGGCCACATACCGCTTCAGCTGCTTCGCCATCAGCCGGCCCTCCGCTCGTCGCCGATCCAATCCTCCGCGTCGATCGATCCGGCCTCGATGTGATCGGCAATCATGTAGAGCTCCCGGCGCACCTCCAGGTCCGGGAGAAGGCTGGCCCGCCGCCTGATTCTCCGGGCGAGGAGGTCACGCAGCTCTGACTTGGCGCGCTGCCGCGCCCTCCACCCCTTGCTCCCCGGTCTCGGTATCGGACTTGCCATGCACTTATGCTAGACTAGGTCCGGACAAGATGTCAACCCCAATCTTCGAAAGGAGCCGAGATGAACCCAACCGTCTTGCAAGAGAGAATCGCCGAGATCGTCCTGGCAGCTGTCGCGGAGGAGCGGACTCGCGTCCGCCGCGAGCTGCTGGCGTCCGTCGAGGAGGCCGCGTGGGACACGGCCGCCTCGACAGGAGCACAGCTTCCCGGATGCTTGGTTGTGGATCTAGACGATCTCCGAGCTGCCCTAGACAAGATCGCCCCCGAGGAGGTCTCCAATGGATGAGCCGACCATCAAGCTGCTCGCCGAGTCGATCGCCCGGGATCTCTTCACCAGCCGCCTCCGCCCGGACGAGGTGGCTACGCATTTGGCGCTGATGTCCGAGTCCGCAGTCGGGACCCGCTCTCGCTACCTCGGCGGCTGGTGCGAGAGCGCGGTTGCCACCCTGATCGCCCGCAGGCTGAGGCTCGCCTCCGCCCTAGCCCGAGAGACGGAGGTGCTCCATGGCTGACAACGGCCTGGCGCTCCTCAACGCCGCCGGGGCCGCCCGCATGGCCGGACGCGAGCCCACCAAGGAGCAGCTCACCTTCGCCAAGAAATACGCGTGGCCCCACGGCCACGATTTCATCCTCTGGGCCACCAGGGGGGACAGCGAGAATCATTCGATCTACGCCGCGCTGGCGCTGGCCGACTGGTTGTTCTTCGCGGCTCTCGCCCGGTGGTGGAGGGAGCACGGTTTGTTCGGCAGCGAGCTGGGCTGCGACAACCGGTACTACAGTTCGGGAGTAGTCGAGGCCATGCTCTTCGCGCGGCTGCAGCTGCTCAAGGCTGGCGCGGCCGCTGACGCGGAAGAGATCCGCTTGGCCGTCCGTGCCTACCTGGCATGGCTGGCCCTCGCCGCCATCCCGGTCACCCGGATGCGGGACGAGCTGCACACCGGGGCGGGAATCATCACGGGAGCCCGTCCAGCACCCAGGCGGGGCAAGGGAGCCAGCCTTCCCGGGCTCTCGGTGGCACCCGCTGGCAACAGGTTCCACGGCCCGGCCTCGCGGGCTGGCGGCCTCACCACCGACGACGCCGGGAGTGAGCTGCTCCGCGAGGCGATGGACATGCCCGACAGTCACGCCTTGACGCTGGCCGAAGTCGATCGGCTCCACCTCTGCGTCCTCGGGAGCAAGGAAGCCGCCCGCGAGGTCTCCGCCTGGTTGCTCGGCACCCTGGACGGCTGGCGGTGGACGTTGCGACGTACCGACCAGGGCGCCGAGCGCGTCTTTTGGGGTGGGTCTCGCGGCCCGAATCCCAACAAGCCTGCCCGCGCTGTCGGGCAGGTCCTGCCGGACGGCACGTACAGGGGCTTGCAGCCCTCCCTTCGCAACGATCCGGGCTGGAGCGCTGGGTGGACTGTCTCCGAGGAGGGAGGCGTCTACGCGGCCTCCTGCGCGGGCGGGTCGGCATCCCTTCCGAAGCTCGGTGGCGAGGTTCTCTGGACCGTCGAGATCGAAGCCGATAGGGTAGTGTTCTCATGAGCGTTCGCGAAAAGATTGCCGCCGGGGAGTATTGGGGCTTGGCGTGCCGACGCTCCGTCTTCGAGGAAGATCTCCTGCGCGAGCTGAACCTTCTGGAGCACCCCAAGGCTAAAGCGCTCCTTCATCTCGCGTGGGATCTCGGTCACTCCTCCGGACTGTCCGCTGTGGCGATCATCGCGGGCGAGCTCGCGGAGCTACTACGGTGAGACGTCTCGGCTGCCTCGTCGCCGCGCTGATCGCCCTCCTGGTGGCGGCCGTCATCGTCGCCTCCGGGGGCTCGCTGATCCTGGCAGCCCTCGGGGGCGTCCTCGCGGTGGCCGCCTGCGCCTGCATGCGGTGGGCGGCGTGATCGGCTGGGCCGTGATCCCGCCGGACTGGCCGTTCCGGCTGCTCATCTTTGGGACCCGTGAGATCAGCGGGCCGCGAGCACTTCCATCGCCCGCTCGCCGATCCACCGACCATACGCCGGGGGAATAGCCTGCGAGAGGTACTTCATCGGCATCCAGTCGATCCCCATCGCGGCGCGGGCGGCCGCGATCGAGAAGGTCTCGCGGACTTGGTTGGTGATGACGTTGGTCTGCGGGGTGGAGCCGGTCACCGATAGCGCCCTCCTCCCGCCCCTCGCCAGCTTCTCTTCTGCCCGCCGCCGCAGCTCCCCCGGCGGCGTCATCATCCCGCCGGACATCGCCTTGCCGCCGGCCACGCACAAGACCTTCCTGCCGGTCCAACCGTCCAGTTTCGTTTCGGCTGTGTGGCCTACGACGCTCAGGCCCCGGGCCGCTCCGTGCTGGCAGGCCGGGCGCAAGGCGATCGACCAGCTCGTCTCGAAGAGCCTGTGCCGGCGGATCTCCGCGCGCCCGTCCGGCGTTTGCAACCCGAACATGGTCCCGCAGAGCACCACCAGCGAGCCGCCCGGCGGGGAGACGAGCGGTGCGCCGGGGACATTCTCGATGCACCAGAGGGCGCCCGAGGCCACCAGGCGCTCGCGGACGGCGGCGATCAAGTCCGGGTACGCCTTGCCGGGGTTGATGTGCCGGAGCGAGCTGTACGCCTGGCAGGGCGGACTGGCGTGGATCAGATCGAACCCCTCGAGCGGGAACTCCAGGGCGTCGGCCTGGACGAAGGTGCCGCCCCGGTGACACTTCACGGGCTGGATGTCCACCGCCGTCACGTCGAAGCCGGCGAGCTCCAGGCCGAGCGACATGCCGCCGGCCCCAGCGAAAAGATCCAAGGCTCGCGGCCGGCTCACCAGAGCATCCCCGCTTCGGCCAGCGCGGCCCTGTCGGCTCGCGAGAGCCGGCCTTCCAGCGCTGCCTCTGGCGCCTCGACAAAGTCGCTGTGCTCGGCGCAAAGGTGGCGGATGCACAGCCCGCCGATCGTGTCCCGGAGGAGCAGTCGCTGGCCGGCGCGCCCGCACTCCCGCCCGGTTGCCGCGTCCCGGAAGTCGCACAGCTCGCCGTTCACCAGCCCTCCTCCCGCAACAGAGCGGCCGCCGCTCGCCCCAGGATGGCCCCGAAGCGCGGAATCGGGAACGTCGGCGGCTGAGGTATGAACCGGCCGCCTGCGTCCCTCTGGCGCCACAGGAGCGTCGCCGCGCCGTGCAGCGCTCCGTGGTACTCCGCCAGCACAACGCGGAAGTGGGCCGGGTTGGTGCACCGCAACGCGCCGGCGTGGGCGCACTCGTGGTGGACGTGCTCATCGCCGCGGAGTTGCTGCTGAGTCTCTCGCCAGACGATGTAACGCGGCAGCCAAGCCCATCCTCCCGAAGTCGCCGCCGGGTGGACCCAGGCGTCTACGGCGCGCCGCCGGCCGCGCCTGCCCTGCCGGATGGTGACGCGCCGCCAGCCCTCCCGCGGCTCCCGGCTTCGCCCCAGGTAGATCCGCAGCCGCCCCCTCCGATCCTCGGTGACCGTCCCCGGCCAGTCGCCGGGCAGGTGGACCGCCTTCGTGAACGGCCGGACTGGTCGCCGCTGCGCCGTGCCGTTGCCCGCGAGGGAAATCATGGCGCCGGCTCCGGGAACGGAAGGTCAGCGCCGAGGGTCTTTCGGCGGCGCTCGCGGATGCCCTTCCGTCGCTCTGGCGCGTCTATTCGATTGTGACATCTCTGGCAACAAGCCAGGAGGTTCTCATCCCGGCAGTCCTCCGGCTGGTGGTTGAGGTGGGCGACGGTGAGGACCACCTTGCCGCGGGCGAAGAGGGCCGGCCGTTGATCCTTCTCCATGCACCGCTGGCCGGGGTGCAGCCCGCACTGCCCGGTACATTCGCAGCGTCCTCCTGCGCGCTCGAACCGAATGCGCTTCGAGATCGCCTTCCAGTCCGGCGGGTAACGATCGCGGTTCTCGGGGCGAATCGGCATCAGCACCACCTCATGTCTTTCGCACGCCCGCTGCCTCCGCAGCTGGTGCAAGCGTACGTCTCGTTGGGATCGATCCATCCGTAGTCGTACCCCAGATCTTCGCCGCTTATCCACCCTTCGCCGCCGCAGACCAGGCAGTCCTCGTCCGGCTCCTGCTCTTCCTCATAGTCCCGGACCACCTCGGCCGCCCACGCCTGCTCTTCGTCGGTCATTCCGTAGAGTCGCGGCCACGGCTCGACGAAAGGCGCCCGCTCGCCACCCCGCGGCCACGCTGCCCAACCGCTCTGGGCGCGGGTTAGGCCGGGCGTGTTCACGCGAGAGGCTCCGGGAATCGCTTCTGAAGCTCGGCGAGGGCATAGCTCAGCTCGCCGTCCGGATCGGCGTCGATCGGCTCTTCATGAGGATGGAGGCTATTCCAGCTCTCCGCGTCCAGGAAGATCTGGCTGATTTCCCGGCGAATTTCCTTCGCCCGTTCGAGCATGAGGGCCTTCGTCAGCATGTGAGCTTCCATCGCTTCCTCCTGCCGCTCCCGCGGCTTGTCATCGTCTCCGAGCACGCGCCCGGACCGCTTCTCCGCCATCATTACCGCAACCTTCGCTCACCCTCAATCGCTGCGTTTTGTAGGAGCATCCGTCGCTCCTGCCTGTCTAAGTGGGGCCACAGTTCGATCTCCGACTCGGTCAGCGGGTAGCCGACCGGCGGGGTATCGCCGGGACGCCCGCTGATCTTGCCGTTCCGCGGCTCCACCAGCCCCTGATACCGGCAGGCTGCCGAGTGCTCGACCGCCGCCGCGGCCCTCTCCGGCCCCATGGCCGCCATCTGCCGATAGAGCGCGGCGAGAGCCACGGGGCCGTACCTTTCCTTGCGTTCGGACTTGTACGCCAGCCATTGTCCGAGGGCTTCCAGGAGTTCCAGGGGCGGCTCGGGCGCCGGGGCGTCGTCACCAGGAAAGAGTACCCCGATCTTGTCGAGCTCCCGGAGATCGCGCTCGGCTGTCCGGACGATCGCCGCCGCGGTGTCCGACGATCGGAGGACGTGCTTCGCCGCGGCCAGCAGGGCGAGGGCGTGCGCGAGGGCCAGGCGCTGGGGGTCCGGCTTCATGCAGCCGCCTCTGCCGTTGCAACAGCCTTCTCCTCCCACTCCTCCAAGATCTTGCAAACGGCGTCGATCATCTTGAGGTCGTCCGCCACCATTTCCTTTCCGAGGTGGGCCGAGAAGCGCAGCTCGCCGCCTCCCTTCAGCTTGACGCGCCGAGTGTGCGCGGCGTGGTAGCGGTGCTCGTCGATTTCGTTGTACGCCTCGTCAATGGCGGTGTGCAGTTGGGCGCGGCTCAGCATCTCGCTCTCCTTTTCTGTTTCGCTTCGCGACCAGGAACCCACACCCCACCGCCACCCCTGTTTCCTGGACCTCCTCTCCCCCTCCCCTCGTCTTCTTCACCCAGAGGCTGAGCGGAGGGAGGGAGCGAGGAGTAGATCTTCCCCCTACCCCCGCGAAGGGATAGGGAGCAGATCTACGGCGAAGGCGTCGCCTCGGTCGGTCGCTTCGTCGGGTCCCACGTACGAGCTGAGACCAGAGCATGTCTATCGGGGCTCGTCCCCTCACCGGCAGGCCCACGCCCTTGGGTTTCCCCTCACTCCAGGCCCGCCCCCGCCGCCGGCCGCATGGTCTTACGGGGGGCACGCCAAGCCGCTTTCTTTGAGGCTGTGCGGCCCCTACACGGGACCGGATGTCCTCGTGCGGGGGCGCCAAGCGGCTCGGCAAGGAGGCGCTGCCCCGTTGATGTAGACGAGGGCCGTCCGTGTTGGGGCTTGCGATGGGAAGAGGCTGTGGTATGCTCTTGGCATCGACTTACCTCAGGCCCCGGCCGGAGTCGCCCTCGTAAGTGGCTCCCCGGGGCCGTCCTCTTTCTGCCTTGCGTTCTCGCTGGCGGCCCGATTTGGCCGGGTTCCATCCAACTCGCAGAAAGAGGACAACTCCGAAACTCTACGCCCCGCCCCGCCACCCGTCAAGGCCGCGGGACTCGCGAGATCTCGCGAAATTCCCTGCCGCGCATAACCTCGCGCAGGCAGGGCGCACAGAACGCGCCCGCAACGGCCCGCCGGCCGCGGATCAGCGCCCCCTCGCACCCGGGGCAGGCGCGGCGGCGGGGGATGGCTCGCTCGCGGCTCAGCCCAAGCCAACGAATCCTAGGCATATGCGTCGCTCGACATCGGCGAGGTGGTTTTCGACGCCTTCGACGCGCTTCTCCAGGCCCTCCGGGTCATCGCGCCACAGGCCGAGCCCCAGCAGGCGGTGGAGGTCGTCCATGCGGCCCTCCAGCGACGCGACGGCCCTGTTGAGGGCGAGGTTCTGTTCTTGAGAAAGCCGGCCGGCTTCGGTGAGGCTGGCCTCAAGGCTGTCCAGTCGGTCACAAACGATCGTTCGCCAGTCATCGGCCATCGGGATGTTCCTTTCCGGTAAAAGCCGGGGGCCGGGCGTCTGAAGCCGGCCCCCGGGGAGGCCCAACGCCGGCACCACGCCGGGCTGGTCAACCTTCGCTATCGGTCCACGCGTCCAGGACGCTCATGATGGAACCCTTAACCAAGACGCCCTCGGTGGGCGAAAGCCTACGCGTCAGGTAGAGAGCAACCTCACCTTCCGGACGCAGCGCGACCGAAGCCGCCGGCAAATCCTCGCGCCGCGGCCGTGGCCGCAGATCCCTGTTGATGATCGCCGCGGCCTCATTCAGCGCTTTGACAGCATCCCGCAAGCCGGAAATTTCGTCCAAGTGAAGCCCGAGGCGGATAAGCTGCCGATCTCGGTCTTCCGTTCCGATGATCTGGATGAACTCCAGCAAATCCTCGGCAACTCCCAGGCTCTCAGAGGTAGGGAAGCGACCAGCGATGACGTTTTCTATGTCGCTCAAAAATCGATCTCCTCTCTGCCCGGCACCCGGGCGGGCGTGACGCCCACGACGGCGCCGGACTTGCGGTTCAGGTAGACGCGGCTGCCGTCCTCGCGCTCGACGACTTCCAGCACGCGGGCGAGCATCCGCTTCCGGCTCAGCTCCAGGTCCTCGGCCGCGACCTTCCGGCGGATTCCGAGGGGGGTCATGATGGCGACTTCCCGTCGAGGATGGCTATCGCCTTTCCAACAAAGCTGTTGAGTTCAGCCCACCGAAACTCGCTGGTAGTGTGCAGGAGAAGACTACGGGCCGCGGACAGCAGCTCGCGCAGCTCGCGCCAGGCCGTCCAGCGGCGGACGACCTCCTCGGCCTCTTGCGGTGATAGCGGCCTACTTCTGGTGGGAATGAACGGGGCAGGAACCCGCACGACGCACTCGTCGGGCCCCGAGCCAGTTCGACGACCGATACGGCCCACGGCGACGCGTCAATGTCGAGCTTGGCAATGAATTCAGATCGTTTCAATCGTCTCTCCTCAGGCGGACTTGCGCCGCCGGTTCGTTTCAGCTTGGGACTCCTCGATCCGCCTGTCGATCTGAACCTGCTCGCTCAAGAGGGCGGCCGCGCATTCGACGACCTTGCGGTGCTGGCCGGACCAGTGCGCGAGCTCGCCGTTGCGCCAGCGGCAGACCACTCGCCAGCGGGAGCGCTTTGCGTGCAGCTCCTTGACCGACAGGACGTATCCGGCCCCCTCGGTCGCGAGACGGAACTGCCAGCGGACGTAGGCGCCGGGGCCGGCGATCCAGGTGTGGGGCAGGGTCATTCTCCACCTCGCGGCGGCACCCTCAGCCAACCCCAGCGCGCGGCGTCCAGGAGGGCTCCCAGCGCGCCGAGGAAGCACGCGGGCAGGGCAGACAGGGCCCACAGGCCGTAGAAGCCCAGCGCGAGGCTCAGGGGCCAGGAGAGGGCTGCGGCCGCGAGGAAGCACCAGGGCGGGCGATTCATCAGCGGAGGTCCAGCTTGGAAGGAAACGATTCGGCCCCCGGCGATGGCACCATGGGCGGGACATCCTTGAGCTCGGTCTCGAACTCGAAGGCGTCCTCGTCGGCGGCAACCGCAAGGCGCGTCACGAACGCGATAACGCGAACGCCCTTCGCCGTGGAGCCTTCCCAAATCCGGCAGGGAACGCCGTGTATTTCTACGATTTTCGTGGTGTTTTGAAGGATGATATTCACTTTCGATCTCCTTTACCAAGAGCTTCGCGAATCCGCTCCGCGAAGTAGTCGCGATCCAACCCGGCGAGGTAGGTCCCCTCGACCCCGGACGCTCCAAAGGCTTGCGGAGGAACGGCCCGGAAGTCGGCCGAGCAGTCCTTGCAGAGGTCGAGCTGGGCGCCGGGCGGGAGTTTCTCCCAACACCGGGCGCAACGGACAGGGGCAAACACGGTTGAGTTTCTGCGCATCAAAATTTCCTCATCAGGTCAACGACGATGCCTTTGATCTGCACCTGGTCCGCGGGGAAGCGCAGGGCCCGCAGGCAGGGGTGCCGGACCATGACGCCCTCACGGTAGTAGCGCTTGATCGTGTCTTCGCCGCCGACTCTCGCCACCACCATCTCCCCGGACTCAGCCTGGTGCCGGCGGAGCACGATGACGAAGTCTCCGTCGCAAATCGATTCTTCGATCATGGAGTCGCCCACAACCCGGAGGACGTAGTGATCCCCTTCTCCGTCCCTCGGGCTCAAGAGGTGTGCGGGCACGGTGATTCGTTCGCCTTCCGACACGGCTAATCCTCCTCTCCCGGCTCGCGATCGCGCTTCAGCTCAGCCAGGCCGGCCAGTTCCCGCTTGAGAGAGTCGAGCCCGTTGGCGAGGTCCCCCGGCGCCAGCTTTGTAACCGCCAGCCACCCGCCGGCCGCGAAGTGCCGCTGGAAGAGATCCGCCTTATCCTCCCGCTTCGAGGTCAGAGACCGGATCTCGTCCACCAGGGCGCCGCGGTCGAGAATGCCCGGACTTGGCTCTGTGCGCTCCGCTGAGCCCCGATCGTCTTCGGGTGGGGCGGCCGCGGGCGCGGCAGGGGCGTCGCTCGGCGAGGTCTTCTGAGCCAGGAGCCGTTGTGCGAGGGCGTCCGCCCGGGATTCGCTGGGTGCCAGCGTGACGGTTTCGATGACCGGGCCTCCTCGCTGCTGTCGGCCGATCTCCTCCGGGATGTATTCCGAGCCCACCTCCTCGGGGAAAGCCCTCCGCAGGGCGGCGGCCTCCGCGCACTTCTCCAGCTGTCCCCGTGGCCGCGTCTCCCACATCTCGTTCGGAACGTCCGAAGCCCCCATGGTGGCGTAGGTCTCCAGCCACCAGACCTTCGGGCCGGGGAAGGCGACGCGCTGGCCACCGAGCACGCGGTAGACGGTGACTTGCGCCCACAGGGGGAAGGTAACGGACTTCTCGACCTCCTTCGCGTACTGGCCCTTGCCCACGACGCCGTTGAAGGTGCGCGTTTCGTCCGGGCCGAACGTCGCTTCGTCGTAGCCGGCATGCTGGCCTGTGCGCGCCGCCGTCGTGCGCAGCTCGCCGATCCCCGGCCAAACCGATTCGACCTCCCGGCCCAGCTTGGAGTTCCAGACCGGCACGATATGCACCGGTCGCTTGAAGGGGTCCAACCGCCGCGCCCGACAGTACGCCAGCGCCAGCTCGATGCCCTCTGTCGTCTTGGCGCTCGGCCACACGGCATCGACCAGCGCCATCCAATCACCAGGGGACACCCCGAACGCGTCCTTGGCCCGCGCAGGGTACGCCGGCCGGCCCTCCGAAACCACCAATGCGGTAGACTTCTGCTCAGCCATTTGGGACCTCCAGTTTTCCGCCGAGGGCCTCGGCAAGCATGCGAGCCGTAGCCTCGCTCATGGATTCCGCGATCAGGTAAAGCGGGCGAGGCCAAGCGCCCGCGCCTGCTTCCGGAATATACGAATACCGGCCACCACCTTCTTGGCGCCAGTCCGGTTGCAGCCGTTCATCGCACAGCAACCCTCCCATAGCGCCGTAAAAAAATCGAGTCATCGGTTTACCTCGCGCAGCCCGGGGGCCACGTCTAAAACCTTCTTGAATGCTTCCCATACCTCCGGCCGCTGCGCGCGCAGCGCCTTCGTGTCGAGCGTCTCGCGGGAGTAGCCGCGATAGCTCAGGATCTTCTTGCGGTCTCCGTAGTCGGCGCCGTCGCCGTCCCCGAGCATCAGCACCAGCTCCTTCTCCGCAGCCTCTTCCGCTTCCTCCGCCTGTTTGCGCTCCGCCCGCGCCAGCCTCCAGGCTTCGACCAGCTCGGGGGACACGGCCACCAGCTTGTCCGGCACCCGCCGCACGCGGCGCAGGACTTCGAGCGAGGGGAGGAGGCCCGCCGGAGGGATGCGCGGCACGACATGCCCTTGCCAGAAGGCGGCGTCGCGATCTACGATCGCCCGGATTAGATCCTCGTTCCGCTTCACCTTGTACATTACCCTTTCAAGGCGATCGAATCTCGCGATCAGTACAGGCACCCATACCAGGTCCAGTTCTGCTACATAGCACTGGTGCTGCACCTGCACCAGCACGCGCTCGGGAACCTGATCGGTCTCGGGCGCTCCGTAATCCGCGCCGGTCCCCGTTTTGGCCTCCATGGCTTCGTTGCCGCGGAGCACCAGGGCGTCGAGGTTCGCGCCCATCGGCACGGGCGCATGCCGGGCCACCAGCTCGACGTTCGGGAGGATCTCTACGCCCAGCTCGCGCGCGGCCCAGCGCAGGAGCGGCTCCTCGAAGTCGTCGCCGATCTCGATAGCTTGGCTGGCGGGGAGTTCCGCGACCTCCAGCGTCTTCTCCAAGTAGACATCCGCTGCATTCGTCCAGCCGGGCGGGTTCACCCCAACGATGGCCGGGGAGTCGCTGGAACCGATCAGGTTTCGGCGGCGGGAGAGTTGCTCGCGGCTTATTGGCATACATCCTCCTGGTGCGGCACGCCGCGCAGACGCTCAGCCACGGCGCACCGCCTCCGCGACGTCCGCGGCGCAGGGGATGCAGAGACGAGCCTCCAGGCCGCCGCCGGGCTTCGCGCTACGAAGAACCAGTACGGAGCCCGTTTCGTAGCCGTCGCGCAGGGTGCTGGAACAGAAACAGCACCCCCCGACGCGGCTTGCTGAACCCCATGAAATGCGAACGCCGGGAGCTTCAGCCACGGGACGCCCCCCTGCGAGCCGCGCGTGCCGCTGTGATCTCCTCGATTTCGTCTTCGTAATCGTCGGCGATCTGGCGGCACATCACCAGCAGGCGCCGCCGAGCGGCCTGCTCTTCTTCGGACTCCGGAACCTCATCCATGGTGTCGTAGCAGTCCCGGAGATCTCCCAGCGTATTCGTGAATCGACAGTAGCTCATGTTGCTCAACGGTCTCTCCTTTACAGCCGCCCGGCAGCGCGCAGGGCGGCACGCGATTGTTCAGCGCTGACCGTGTTAGCGACCTCCTGCCGAGCGCTCCCGGGCTCGCCAGGAATCCAGATGACAGGAATGAAGGAAACGACCTCGTACCCGCCGCGGCCCTTAAGCAAGGCTTCCAGCGCGTCCGCGAGGGCGTCGCGCTGCTGTTCGATATCTTCCACGGCGCGGCAGTGGTCCTTCCAGCCAAGCCACTCTCCAAGCGGATGAGGGCGCAGCACCGTCTGTCCACGTTCGACACCCTCGGGATCAGCCCAGCGACGGATCGTCTCCGCCGCCTGAGCCACAGCTTCAGGCGAGCCGGGAGCGGGTTCCTGCGGGAAGGGACCGACCGATTTGTTGCTGCGGGGAGAGCGCCCAAAGTCCGGCAGGCCCTCAAAGTAATTCTCGTCCTGGCAGCTCACGGCTGGCCTCCTTCGATCCCGAGCACCGGGTGGATCTCCCACCAGCGGTGCTTGCCGTCGTACCGGCTGATGCCCCGGACGGTGACCTGCGAGCCCTTCCGGAAACGCTTGCAGGCGTCGCGAATCGACGGGATCTCCGGGATGCACTCGGCCACCACGCACCCGCCGGCCGGCCCGCAGATCCGGAGGTGCACGTCGCCGTCCTCCTCGGAGCGCCGGTACTCCACCCGTCCGCTCGTCTCGACGTGGGTGTGGGTGTGGATGGTGCCGGCGGCGAGCTGATCGACCGGTACGGGGTGGAAAGCGCGCTCCTCCTCAGCTCTGGCCGCGAGGGGCAAGAGCAACAGGCAGGCGGCAAAAAAGGCTTTCATCGTTTCTCCTCTCGTTCGAGCCTGGAGCGGCTCACGGGGCGGCACCTCCGGGGAGATGCCGCCGCCGTCAACCGCTCAGAATCCCGGATCGTAGGTTTGATTTTCGGAACACGTAACGTCGTTGGCGCCAACAGGAGTGCAAACCATTGTAGTGCAGTACCAAACTCCCCAATTATCGAATCCGCAACAAGTCATGCTTCTCCGATCGGGCGAGATCGAGCACGTTTCGCCCCACCCCAAGGATGGTTTTGGCAGAGCCAAAGAAACCAACGCGACGGACACTAAGACAAGAATGGCCTTCTTCATTGTTCCCGTCTCCCTTCTCTGCCGGGTCAGCCCGGCGGTTGGTGAGCCCTGAGCGGCTCGCGGTGACCCTGGAGGTTCCAGGGCTGCCGTGAAACGCTCAGGCGACGACCGTAGCCAACCCGCCCGCGCAGAAATAGGTACGCCCGGGAGCGAGATCGTAGCGCCAGGCACCGTCCTCGTCCCGAATGGCGTCATCGATAAACACGGGAGCAATCAGCCGAACCGTCCCGGTGATGGGCTTGGCGCCGGAGCGACGCTTGAAGGAATAGCCGACGATCGTTCCGGCGGGGATGAAGATGTTGGCGGTGGTGGGCATCGGGGGTTCTCCTTGCCGTCTCCGGCCCTATCGCCGTCGACTGAGGGGAGAGTAACACACCGTTTGAGCGCTTGTCAACAGGTTTCTTTCGTGGTACGATGCGCTGCATGGAAAAGACAACCTCCCCAACTGAGCACCTCAGGCAGCAAGCCGCGAAAGCCATGGAGCCCTGCGCGACTTGCGGGCATGCGCCCTCCTACCGGGAGGTGGCAGCCTTGTCCGGCGTCGGCCACGTCACCCTCTGGCGCTTCCTGTCCGGCAGGGGCGCCACCTCGGACACCCTGGACGCCATCGCCGCCTGGCTGGCGAAGGGAAAAAGGAGGACGGCGTGACTCTACTGCAACAGCATCTCGACGAGATAGCCGGGGCGCCCGATACCGTCTCCCTTGAGCGAGCCGCGCAGCGGGCGTGGACGGAGTTTCCGAGCGGCAGGTCTGGCCACAGAGTGGACCGAGCGGTGGCGACGAGAGGCCGGGAGCTATGCGCCGCGAGTCCGCACGCCCACCTTATACCCATCCTCGGGACCCGCCGCAAGTTGATGCTCGGCGGCTACACCTACCGCGTCGGTTACGGCGGCAACGGCGCTGGCGAGCGGTACGCATGGCACTTCGCCGAGCAGTGGATTGCCGGGCGCCTTGCCGCGGCGGGGCTCAAACCGGCGGTTGTCCGGGGTGTGCTGGGTTGGTGGCTGTCGTTCCCCCACCGTGCGCTTGCCAGCATCGAAATGGGGGGTTGGCGCACAAGCTTCGGGCGCAAGGGCGGTAGGCCCAAGAGGAGCGGGACGTGAGCCTCTCTTACGATCAGATCCTGCGCCACGTGGCCGACATCATGAAGAACAAGGGCGACAGCGAGGCCCTCAGCGTGGCCGTCGTCTACCGCGACAATCTCGGGCTCGACGCCTCGAAGCTCCTCGCGGCAGCCCGGGAGCTGAACGGGAGGGCGCCGCGGCTCGTTCCAGCAGGAGGCTAGGCATAATATGCCCTCGAAAAGTAGACTTCCCCGCGCCGCCCTCCGCCGCCACCTCGACGAGAAGCACCCAGGCACCGCCAGCCGGTGCGCGAGGTGCGCCAAGTGCTGACCGTCCGCCCGATTACTCGCAACGCGGCCCTCCCCTGGATCGCGCAGCACCATCGCCACCTGAAGCGAGCTGTCACCGGCTGGCTGTTCGGCATCGAGATCTTGGACGGAGCCGGCGAGCGGGTGGGCATCGCCATCGCCGCCCGGCCAGCCTCCCGGATGCTCCAGGACGGCCTCACCGTCGAGATCACCCGCGTCTGCACCAACGGCACCCCCAACGCCTGCTCTCTCGCCTACGGAGCCCTCAGGCGCGCCGCCGTGGCGCTTGGCTACCAGCGGGTCGTCACCTACACCCGGGCCGACGAGCTGGGCACGGCCTGTAAGGCGTCTGGCTTCATCGACGACGGGCTGGCCGGCGGCGGTGAGGCGGACCGTCCCTCCCGCAGACGGCAGCCCTCCGAGGACAGCAGTCCGAAGCGCCGGTGGGTCTGGCGCGCGAGGTGCAGGGGGTGACGCCCTACTACGAAGACGACGCGGTCCGGATCTTCCATGGTCGGTGCGAGGACGTCATCCCGCGCCTGCAGCTCTCCGAGGTGGCGATGGTGCTGGCGGACCCGCCGTACGGGATCGGGATTCAGAAACCCAACGGCGCCGTGTCGTCCATGCGCCGGCACATGACCTCGAGCAGCAAGCTGTCCGGCCGCCTGCAGCTATGCCCGTCGACGGAGTACCCATCCCTGATCGACGGCGACGCCGCACCGTTCACCCCGCCCGTGGAGCTGCTCTCCCTCCTGGACGGCGCCCATGTCTGCCTGTGGGGCGGGAACCACTACGCGGACGCCCTTCCCCGCTCGGCCGGCTGGCTCGTCTGGGACAAACGCCACAAGGGCGGCGACTGCTGCTTCGCCGATGCCGAGCTGGCCTGGACCAACTTCTCCGGCGTCGTCCGCGTCTTCCGCCACTACTGGAACGGCATGCTCCGAGACTCCGAGCGAGGCGCCCGCCAGCACCCCACCCAAAAGCCCGTCGCCCTCATGAAGTGGTGCCTCTCCCTTGCCAAGCTCGAGCCCGGCTCCCTAGTGCTTGATCCGTATACGGGAAGCGGCCCGGTGCTTCGAGCAGCAAAAGATCTCGGCTTCCGCGCCATCGGCATCGACTCCCTGGAGTGGTGCTGCGAGAGAGCCGCCGAGAGGTGCCGCCAGGAGACCCTGCCGCTGTGAGCAAGCGCCGATCCCTCCATGGTGGCGGAGAGGGCCGCCCCAACGCCGCCGCCCGCGGCTACGGCAGTCTCTGGCGCAAGCGAGCGGCCGCCCACTTGGAGCGGGTCCGCCAGCGGCAGGAGGCCGAGGGCTGGCCGGGCGGGCCGTGGTGCGAGTGCGAGGTGTGCGAGAACGCCCTGCTTCAGGCGGCAACCGCCTACGAGAAGGGCTGGCCGTCGTGGGCGTCGCCACTCCAGGCCGACACCGTAGACCACCGCCGCCCCCGGCGCCTCTTCCCCCTGGAGCTCCAGGGCAGCGACGCCCCAGGCGGCTCCGATCACCCCGACAACCTCCGGGCGATGGCGCACGGCCACCACTCGCGGCGAAGGGACGACAAGGTAAGGAGACGAGAATGAATTACGATATCGAGGTCAAGTTCCCATGTCCGACCTGTCTTATGGCCGTCCAGGCTCAAGCGGTCGTAGGCAAGGGTGGGGCGCGCCTGGACAGCGTCCTTTGCCCTGGGTGCCGGCGTACTTTCGCTCTCAAAGTTAAGTTCGTGGACCCGGCCGAGGCGGCGCGATACATTCTGCGCTGCTCGCATGGCCTCAAGGGCCGGGGCTGGAGCTTCCCGGAGGCGCGGGCTGCGCTGCTGGAGGCATGCCCCGCGTGCCCGGCGGGGACTGACATCTTCATTGAGAAGTGGCCCCCGGGCGGCTGGCTTGAGAGCCCGTCGCCCAGCGACGGGGCGCCCGCCGAGACGGCTGGGCCGGCGGACGAGAGTCCAGAACAGGAAACCCTGCGCCAGCGACTGGCAGCGATTCGAGCAGAAGCTGAGGCTCTGCGCCACGCCATTCTTGACGGCCGGGAGAGCCCCTTCACCATAGGGTGCGAGCATGGCTGCGTGGGAAGCGGCGGGTCCCTTTTCGACGCGATCAGCGGGCTTCTGGACGAGTGCTCCGAGTGCAAGCTCTATCAGGCCCGGCGAGCCGAGTCGGACGCCGCGGACGAGGACGCCCCGGCTGAGCCACAGCAGGCAGAACAACAGCTCTACGCCGCCCTCAGGGAAGCGGTCGCAACGATAAACGCCGCTGCGGCGAACGGCGAAGTTCCGAAGTTTTACACCGAGCCGCTGCTTGCGCAACTGAGGAAGTTCTCGACGGAGTTTCGGTTGTCCCGGGAGCGCGCAGGGTCGTCAGAGGGCGCAGAGCCTGTCGCCCAGCCGCCGGCCGAACCGCCGCCACCGCTCAGCCCGGCCGCCCAGCGCAGGGCCGAGATGGGCCTCCTGATCGAAGCCATGGAGCTGTTGGACGGACGCCTGGCGGCTTTCGAGGCCCGACTCCGGCGGGGGCGCGCCTACAGGGACGACTACCGGGACGGCCTCTACTTCGCCGGCCAGCTTGGGGCCCACGTGGCCGAGCTGAAGACGTTGGCGAGCGACCACGACGCCATCGACGACAGGGACCACCGGGAGCGAATGGCGAGCTGGGAGCTAAAGGCCGCCATCAGGAGGGCGCAACAATGAAGATACGTCTCGGCGGTCCGGAGGAACTCTATCCGCACCACAGCATCGCGCTGGCACTCGACGTCACCGAGGATCTGGACGTGGTCCACGTCGAGGAGGCCACGGGGCGGCGCTGGCTTCAAGCCTATGAGGACTTCGAGGCGGTTCGGGGAGAGATCGCCAAGGCGTACGAGCTGGTGGACGGGCGGCACCGGAAGGCCGGACTCCTCAACCGGGCCGAGGAGCTGCGCCGGGAGGCCGAGGCGCTCGAATGCGAGGTCATCTCGCTTGGCGATGCGGGGGCGTGCTTATGACCGAACCGACGCTCTGCGCGGTTGATCTCGCGCTCCTGCTGGCCGCCTGCAGGGAACTGAGAATGAGCCCTTCCTACCTCGCCGCCGTCAACCTGCGGGGCGACCTGCGCCCCATGGGCCCGCTCCTCGTGCCCGGATGGATCTACGATTTGGTCGTGAAGTCCGGCGTCAAGCTCACCCTGACCACCGAGCTGCCGGAGCTGACCGCCGAGGCGATCTGGACCACCGAGGGCGGCGGCGAGATGAGTTGCCGGTTCTCTATCAAGAGCCGCAATTCCTTTTCCATGGAATCCTTAGGCCCCCCGGGGTAGGCCGAGACCGGCAGTGCGTCAGACTTCACCCTCGGCGAAAGCGGGACATTTTCTGCCGGAACCGGAAAGCGTGATGCGGATGTCCGGTGTGGTGATGCGATGTCCAGGGCCGGGGAACCCCCTAGACTTCGCTTCGGGGGTAGCATGCGCCCGGTGGGCGCCTAAAGCATACCAGGGCTGTCAAGGTGTCGAGGTGAAGATGATCTCTCTCGATTGCCAGGCGGCGGACGTCTACTTCGGCGGCGACGGAGTGCGCCGGGAGACCCAAGCCTCTGGCGATGCTGATGCAGCTCTCGGTCCCCTTGCCGCCGGGAAAATAGATGAGGTGGCGGGCGCTGGACTGGACGAGCATGCGGCTGTTGCGGCGGGGGCCGGCGGCCGGCCAATCTCCGTCAACCGACAGGACGGGCCACGGCCGGGTGGGGATCTCGGGGTGATGGCGCTGCATCCAGGCGCGGACGGCGCGGTCGGTCCCCCGGCAGTCGCCGTCGTGCAGCTCGGTCCCTCCGAGGCGGGAGAAGAGAGCGAAGAAGGCGGCCAGCTCTTCCTCGGTGGACTGGCGGTGGCGGCTGCCGGTGATCGCGACGGGGACGCGCTGGGCGGTTGGCGGGACCGCGTCCCGTTCCAGGGAGAGGCGGGCGAGAAGCTCGGCGGGGGATTCGGCTGCGCTCATGCCCCCGAGATTACTACGGCAGGCACGGCCGCCGTGCTAGACTTTCCGGCAATGACGATCGATGACCTGTGGGCCAACATCACCGCGGGCGCCTACGCTCTGACGGACGCCGAGGGGGAGGCGATGGTGGCGGCGGAGCGGACCCGGCGGGCGGGCGCGTTCGAGGTGGACCTGTTGGCGGCCGTAGAGCTCGCGGGCGATCCCCGGGCGCCGGAGATACTGAGCCTGTCCCGCCGGCTGGCGGGCGGACCGGACGCGCCGCCGGCAGCCGTGGCGGAGGCGATCGGCGGGTTGGCGAAGATCCTCCGGGCGCCGGCGGTGTCGGAGGTGGTGGTCAAGGCGAGCCCCGATGTCCCCCTCGCCCCTATGGTTCCCAGGGGAGCCCCCTGATGGTCACACGCCGGAACGGCAAGTCCGTGCTGGCCAACGATCTGGCGGATTGGTGGATGCGCAAGATCCTGCTCGGGAACGCCGCGAGCCCGCCGCCCGGCCTTGCCCTGAACGATCTCGTATCGGAGTGGCGCCGCAAGATGATGGAATGGGATGCGGCCAGAGTTGAGCGCGGGTTCGCCGAGGTCTTAGGGCGAGGCGTTAGGGTCCTCTGGCCGCGGCTTCCCGCCGGCCACGCCCTCTACATGACCAAGGGGCTGGCGGTGGTGGCCGACCGGCGACAGGCGGAGGCCCCCTGATGGCCCGCGGTCGCCCCCGAGTTCCCGACGAGCAGAAGAAGGCGGCCGGCACCTACCGCGGGGACCGGGCGAACCTCAACGCCCCGGTGTACCCGGTGGCGGCGCCGGAGCGGCCGGCCTGGCTGAGTGAGCAGGCGGCGGCGGCCTGGGACAGCCTGATCCCGATCCTGCTGGACAAGAGAGTGCTCGCCGAAGTGGACCTTGGAGTCGCCGCCAGCTATTGCATGATGCTGGGCGAGCTGAGGATCAACGCCGAGGTCCTGAAGACGGAGCCCCGCTACTACAAGGTCAACGGTCTGACCAAGGAGCACCCCGCGGGGAAGGCCCTCCGCGATCTCGGCAACAAGATCCGCTTGCTGGCCTCCGAGCTGGGCCTCTCGCCGGCGGCGCGCGCCAAGGTCTCGGCCGTGGCGCCCGAGCTGCGCGACCACGGCGCCGGCAGTCCAGCCGACCCCATGGCGCCGGAGGCGCCGCGCACCGAGCGCAAGCGGCCGGCGTCGATCAACTAGGGCTGAGCGGGCATGGCTCTCGCCGCCCCTCGCGATCTGCACCCCGCCACGGCCTACGCGGTAGACGCGGTCGATGGGCGCCTCGTCATCGGCGAGGAGGTGCTGTGGGCCTGCCGCCGGCACCTACGCGATCTGGAGAAGGGGGAGAAGCGGGCGGGGCTGTGGTTCGACGAGGTCGCCGCGGACCGAGCGCTCCGCTTTTTCGGCGAGCTGCGCTTCGTCGAGGGCGAGTTGGCGGGCCGGCCCTTCGTCCTTGAGCCCTGGCAGGAGTTCGTTGTCGGGAGCATCTTCGGCTGGATGCGCGGCGACGGCTTCCGGCGTTACCGCGAAGCCTGGGTGCGGGTGGCCAAGGGCAACGGCAAGTCGCCGCTCGCCGCCGGCATCGGCCTCTACTGTACGGGCTTCGACGGCGCCTGGAACGGGCCGGGAGGGACCTGGCAAAAGGAGCAACGGGCGCAGGCGTTCGCCGTCGCCACCAAGCTGAAGCAGGCGGGCATCGTCCACAAGGTAGCCCTCCTGATGGCCCAGCAGCTCTCGCCGGCTCTCCGCGGCCAGTTCATCATTCCCGCCACCAAGACCGACCGGGCGGTGCAGGTGCGCATCCGGCACCCCGCCAGCGAGAGCTTCTTCGAGCCGCTGGGCCGGGAGTCGAAAACCGAGGACGGCTGGAATCCACACCTGTCCATCTTCGACGAGTGCCACCAGTACGGGTCCCGCTTCATGTGGGACCTCTTCGTCGCTGCCTTGGTGAAGCGGCGGCAGTCCCTCATCTTCGCCATCACGACGGCCGGCTACGGGGGACCGGGTTCGTTCGCCGTCCTCCAGGATGAGTACTATCGCCAAGTCCTTGATCCCAAGTCGGGCGTCAAGAACGACAGCGTTTTCGCCTACATCGCCCAGCTCGCGCCCGAAGTCAGGTGCGCCCCCTGCCGCGGGACAGGAAAGACGGAGGAGGGGGAGGACTGCGGGAAGTGCAGCGGCCGCGGCGCGACTGGCGACGACTGGCGAGACGAGGTGGTCTGGCCGAAAGCCAATCCGAACCTCGGCAAGTCGGTGTACGTCGAGGGCCTGCGGGATCTCGTCGAGCGGGCGAAGCAGGACAAGCGGCGCGTCCCGGACGTCAAGGTCAAGAACATGAATCTGTGGGTCCAGGGCGGCGTGCGCGCGATCGACCTCGCGGCCTGGGATGCCACGGGCGCCCGGAACCCGATCCCGCCGGACGCCGAGCTGCGCCGCCGGCCGTGCTTCGCCGGGTTGGACCTCGCGAGCAACCGGGACCTCACGGCCCTCGTCCTCTACTGGCCGGCGTGTGGTCCGTGGCCGGTAGCCGTCTGCGCGCCCTGGTTTTGGGTGGCCGAGGACACCGTCGAGGAGCGGCGCAAAGAGGGCAGGGATTACCAGGATTGGATTGACGCGGGGGAGATTGTGGCGACGAATGGCGAATTCGTTCTCCAGGAGCCGATCCGTAAGCGACTCAACGGCTTGGCGCTCGCCTACACCATCGTCAAGGTGGGCTGCGACCGCAAGTTCGGTGAGAAGCTACTCCCGGAGCTGCAACAGGACGGCTTCGAGGTGGTCCGCGTGGCGCAGTCGCCGACGAACCTATGCCCGGCCTGGCAGCTGCTCGAGCGGATCGTGGGCCGGCAGGAGCTGGCCCACGGGGACCACCGGGTGCTCAGGTGGAACGCTGGGAATGTGGTGCTGTGCCGGTCCGTCGAGGGGCTGGAGATGCCGTCCAAGGAGAAGAGCGCGGAGAAAATCGACGGCATCGCGGCGCTGCTCAACGCGATCCATCTGGCCATGACAACGCCCTACGCCGGCCCGCCCGCTCCTCCGAAAGGCTACCCTCTCTCGAAACAGCGGGGCGGCGGCCGGCGGGAGATCATGGGCGTCTTTGGGAGCTAGAACCGAACCGTGAGGGCCGAGGTGGAAGCGGAGCCCCGGTGAAGCCAGCCAACAAGAGGCCGTACAGAACCCATAGAAGAGCGAGGAGGGCGGAGCCCCACAACGGGGCGGTGATCCACCACCAGGAACAACGGAGGAAGCCCGCCAGCTTGAGGGGCACCAGGATGGCGAGCGCGACGGAGCCCCAGCCGACGCCGTAGGCGTTGTGGAAGCTGCCGGCTTTTGCGGACTTGGCGCCTTCAAACCTTCTCGGCATGGTCCTCTCCTTCATGGGGTGCGGCTACGTCGCCGCGTGACTCAAATTCGCGAACGGCTCGCGCCGCCCGCTTAAGGTCGGACTGAATCTGGCTGGTGTCCATTATGAGATGTACGCCGGCGAGCTTCCCTTGCGGCGCTTGGCCAATCAAGCTCAGCGCCTTCCGCAGCTCGGAGGCGTGCAGAGCCGCATGCTCTCGGCAGTCGAGGCACTGGTGCGAAGCGCACTTCGCTACGATCTCCAGCATCTCCAGGGCTCCGCGGATTGCCCGCTCCAGTTGGAGACAGGAGGCGTCGTAGAGCAGCCCCTCGCCCTCGGCGAACTTCCGCAGCGCCTGCTCAAGAACCTTTGTGAAGTTGAGCCCGAGCTTCACCGCCAGCGCGGCCTGCAGCCGCTCGGCCTCCTCGGAGAGTCGAACCGTCGTTTTCTTCCGCATGATGCCCCAAGCGTAGGGCGGGGCGCCATACATGTCAAGGGGCGGAAGTTTACTACCGCCGCTTGATCTCGCCCCAGAGCTGATCGACCGCGTCCTGCTCTACGCGGTATTCGCCGTTGGGGCCGAAGGGCTGCGCGGCTGGAAGGAGCCCGGAGGCGATGAAGCGGCGCACGCTTTTGGGCTTCATCCCAAGTTGGGATGCCACTTCGCGCACCCTCAGAGGAGAGCGGGCTTCGGGCATTCTCAGCTCCCGAGCAGCAGGAGCCATCCGCCGAGCGCGATCATCGCAACGGCGGCGGCGGGAATCAGGATTTCGCCGGCTGCTTCTTCGATGAAAGCCACCAGTCGCCAACGAAGCGGGACTCGCGTTGGCTGAAGAACGACGGCAACCCGCGGCATCACTGCTTGACAGCCCCAGCGTTGATGATTCATGAGGCCAGATTATATCCCCTCTGCGCCCCTCTGCGCCCCTCTGCGCCCGAGAAGTTGCGGGCGTGCCGTGGTCCGCGCGAAGAATATTCCCGTGGCCCTGCAATCCGTAGCGCGCCCTGGCGTCGCCTCCGTCCCCAAGCTGGGCGGAGACATCGGCCGGTTCATCGCTGATCGCCAGAGCACGGAATTCTTGCTGCTCGACCTTTTCGGCGAAGATCCCCACCCCTCGAAAATCGTCCGCGACAAGAGCGAGCCGGGCGAGAGGGTGGGCGAGGTCTACGGGCGGATGCTCGGGACGGACGCCACCCTCGCCGGCCTGGTGGACAAGCGCACGACCGGCGTCCTCGCGTTGCCCTGGTCGATTGATCCGGGGGACGAAACCCCGCTCGCCCGCGAGATCGCCTACAACGCCTCGAAGATGGTGGAGAACATCGGGAGCCTGGAGGTCAACCTCCGGCACCAGCTCGGCGCGGTCGCTCAGGGGGTCGCGATCGAAGAGTGCCGATGGGAGTCCGTGCGCGCCGCTGGCCCGCTGAAGGGCCTGTGGTGCCCGGTGGAACTGGTAGACCGGCCCATGCACCGGTTCGGTTTCAAGCGCGGGGAGCTGCACATCCGCCAGCGCGACGGGCTCGGATTGACGCCCGCCCCGCCGGGTCGGTTCCTGCGCCTGTCCCACGCGACCAAAGACGACGCATGGGGCGTGGCGGAGCTGGATAAGGTCTGGTGGTTTTTTTGGTTGACGCTGCACGGCTGGAAGTACTACGGCGTGGCGGTGGAGAAGTGGGCGCAACCCACCGTCATGGTCCCCTACAAGCGGACCGCGGACGAGGCGGCCAACGAGCAGCTCGTCTCCGAAGCGCTGCAAACGGCCGCTGGCCTGCAAACGGAATTCGCCATGGCGGTTCCGGAGGACCTCCTGCCGAAACTTTTGGAGGCCATGCGGGGCGGCAGCGTCAGCTACGACGGCTTCCTCCACCTGCTGGATCGGGCCAAGGCGCTGTTCTTGCTCGGCGAGGTGGACACCTCCGGGCTCTCTCAAGGCCCCGGGTCGTTCGCTAAAAATGAGGTCTCCAACGAGGTCCGTTACGAGACGATCGTGGCGGACGCCTGCGAACTGTCCAACAGCCTCACCAGCGGGTTGCTCCTCCCCTGGACGCTGGTGAACTACGGCGTCGAGGCGCCTCGTCCGCGGTGGAAATTCGATGTCGAGGAGGCGTCGGACCGCACCCTCCGGCAGGCCGGCGTCCAGGCCGTGTTGGACGAGGGCATGCCGGTGCCGGAGGCGTATTTCTACCGCGTCCACCAGGTGGCCAAGCCGCGCGCGGGCGAGCCCGTGGTGACGAAGCGCGCACGCCCGCAGCCGCCCGCCATTCCGCCCCCGACGCTCGATCCCGCCGCGCTCGCCGCGGACTGGTCGGACCTGGAGTTGCGATGAAAAGCGCGGGCGCCCGCCTCGACAAGCTCCTGCGCTTCTTCGGCGGCGGCCCGGCCTACGCGCTCGCCACGGAGGACCTCTGGTGCATCAAGCCGGGGGTGTCGCCCGCGATGCTGGCCAACGCCGGGGACCGCCGAGCGGAGTACATGGGCGAGAGCGGCGACGGCGAGCACAAGCACTACCGGATGCTCGACGGCGGCATCGCCGAGGTGGCCATCACGGGCGTTCTCACCAAGGAAGTTTCGTTCATGCGGCTCCTCGGCTGGTCCTGCAAGCCCACCCTCGGGGAGCTGGCCTGCGCCGTCCTTGCAGCCGCCGAGGACGAGAACGCCCGCGGGCTGATGCTCTTCATCGATACGCCCGGCGGGCAGATCCCGATTGAGCTGGTGGACGCCGTGCGCGAGGCGGTCGCCGTCAAGCCGGTCCACGCCTATGTGTCGGGCTGCGGGTGCTCAGCCGGCTACTGGCCGGCGGCGCAGGCGCACCGCCTCACCGCCAACCGCGGGGCCGACCTCGGCGGCATCGGCGTCTTCTCTATCCTGCGGGACGCCTCCAAAGCCGCGGGGCTGATGGGGCTGAAGTTCCACCTGGTGGCTTCGGGGCCTTACAAGGGGGCCGGGGTCGAGCCGGGCGTTGGGATCACGCCGGTGCAACTTGAATATTTCCAGGAGCGTAACGACGATTCCGCCGCACTCTTCATCGCCGACGTGGCCACCGGCCGCGGGATGTCCCTCGCTGCCGCAGAGGCCCTCGCGGACGGCCGCTGCTGGATCGCCTCGCGGGCCGTCGCGAACGGCCTGTGCGACGGCGTCGAGACCTACCAGGAGGCGCTGGCGGCCCTGGCTGCCGCGATCGAATCCGGGGCGATGCCGGAGCGAGCGCTCGTTCCCCCGCCCACCGAAGAACCCGCAGACGAACCGCCGGCTGAGCCGGAGGAGGAAGCGATGGCCAAGGAAACCCCGGCCAAGCCGGCCGCCGAGAGTGCCGGCCCCAGCGAGGAGAAGGCCGCAACGGGCCTCCTCGCCAAGATCATCGAATTGGTCTCACCCGCCAAAGAGGCGCCGGCTCAGGCCGCCGCTCCCGCGGGTATCACCGCCGAGGAGGTGGACGCGAGGATCGCGGCTGCCGTCCAGGCCCAGCTCCAAGCGGCCGAGGTGGATCGCGACCTCGCCGCCCTGGAAGGCAAGGTCCCGCCCGCCGTCCTCAAGAACGCGGAGACCCGGGGCCTTCTCCTCGACGCCAAAGCAAAGGGGGCCCAGCGGTACAAGGCAGCCCTCGGCCTCGTCGCCCAGCAGGACGCCAGCTCGCTCCTCGGGGGGCTGATCGCCAGCGACGAGCAGACCGAAGACGCTCCTGCTGGCCTGGGCGTCAACGCTCGCGAGCAAGCCGCCTTGCGGGCTCTCGGGATGGAGCCCGAGGCCATCCGAGCGATCGAAGCAAAGTACGAACTCCGGAAGGTCAACTAGGAGGGCGCGATGGCAGCAATCACGGTAGACACCCAAAGGGAAGAAGCGGTCGGCTTTATCGAGATCGGACTCCCCGTCAAGGCCGGGGAGAAGATCCCGGCCGGCGCTATCACGTGCGTAGACACCTCCGGGCGGGCGCTGAATGGCGCCACCACGGCCGGCCTCAAGTGCGCCGGCGTATCGCGCGAGGGATTCGACAACACGGACGGCGCGGATGGCGTCCTCACCGCTTTCGCGGAAGCTCGGATCATCCGAGTTCAGCGGGGCAAGGCGTTTCTTTTCGCGGTCGCCGGCTCGCCAGCCATCGGCAAGGCGGTATACCTGGTGAACAACAACGATCTGACAACCGTTGTCGGAAACGTCTTCGTCGGCTGGATCACTCAGCACGACGGACAGGGCGGCACCGGGTGGTACGTCTACGTCCCCGGCTTCGCGGTGGGCGGCCTGGCTGGCGCGGCTGTCGGCGCCCTCACGGACAATACGGCAGGCGCCGCCGCGAATACGACCCTGGAGGCGATCCCGAGTCCGGCGGACACTCCGGCCTCGGCCGACGCGCTCCGCGACGACCTGGTCGCCAACGCGCTCCCCGCCATCCGCAACAATTTCGCCGACCTCGCGGCGGCAATCAACGCGCTCCGCGGAGCGTAGGGGGACGCCATGCCCGACCTGACCATTCTGAAGTCCGTCGCCGTCGTGGCGACGCGCCTGGGCCTGCAGCTCTACGACAAGCCCAGCCCAGCCCAGGACATCAGCCTTTTCGCGCAGACGGTGAACAGGCCGACGCGCCAGAAGACCCTCCACCTGGAGTGGTGGGACGCCTTTCCGCTCATGCGGAAGTGGATCGGCGATCGCCAGACGTTCCGCGGGTACAAGTCCGGCATCGATGTCACGGTGGAGCCCTACGAGTTGACGTTCAAGCTCGACCTGCGGGAGCTCGATCTCGACGGCGACCGCTCGCTGATTCAGAGCGCGCAGGACCTCGCGCAGCAGTTTGCCGCCGGCTTCACCAACGGGCGATTCATTTTCGCTTACGCGCCGCTGCGGACGAATGCCACCACCACTTACGACGGTCAAAACATCTACGACACCGACCACACCCACCCGGATGGCGAGACGTTCTCGAACGTCATCGACATTTCGGGCGACGCGCGCATTCCGGATCGCGCGACCAGCGGATTCCCCACCGCCCTGGAAGCGCAGGCCGAGATCGAGGCCGTGATCGAGACGCTGGAGCAGAACCGGCTCCGCAACGTCACCCTCGTCGAATTGGGCAAGCCGCCGCTGGTGGTGATTGTCAAGTCGTTCGGGACGTGGAAAGGCTACAACGACCTCCTCACCAAGGAGACGCTGGCCGTCTCGGGCGGGACTACGCTGAACACCTGGCGGAACGGTTTCCGCCTGATCCGGGACTTCGACCCGGTGTCGGGCGATGAGAAGAAGATCGATTTCATTCTCGCCGAGCCCAACGGTCCGCGCCCGGTGGTCTTCGTCCCTGCTCGCAACCCCGGCCCGCTCGTGATGGATGACAAGTGGGTCTTCGATCGGAAAGAAGTTTCGTACGGCTCCGATGCCGACTATGGCTTCGCCGCCGGCTTGCCGCACGGCACCGTGCGGTTGCAGGAGTAGACCATGCCGACCGGAACCTACGTCGTGCGCGCGGCGGGCCATATCGTCCGTCGCGGTCTGCCCCTCTCCAGGCGGCGGGCCGGCATCCCGTTCGGGCCGGAGGAGACGCTGATCTCCACCGAACCGAGCGAGGAGGGAGCCACGATCGTCACGGAGGCGCAGCTCGCCGCCATCCTCGACGACTCCAACCTCCGGCCAGCCGACTCCACCAACAAGGCGGAGCCGGGCCTGAGGGCGAAGCCGTTGCGGGCGGCACCCCCTGCCGCCCCGGCCAGTGATGAAGGCGAGAGTGGCGAAGCGTCGCCCATCCGCCGGAGCCATCACCGAAAGGCGTAGCCGATGGCGACCCGATTCCTCACCGAGGATGAGCTGCGGATGGAGTACACCGCGGCCACCATCGACGCCCTGGCGGACCGGGACGGCAACGGCTCGCCGGACGCTGGCGTCGTCGAAAGCGCAATCCTCGACGCGGAGGATGAGGCTCTCGCTCGGCTGCGGAACCGATTCACCGACACCGAAATCCCGGCAGTCCCGGCCGCCGCTTCCCGCATGGTCAAGGTGCAGGTGGCGGCACTTGCGTATTTCAATCTGTACAAGGTCCGCGCGGCGATGCCGCAAGCCGTTCGCGACGGACGTTTCGCCGCCATGGAGATGCTCAAGCTCATCCAGCTGGATCAGCTCAGCGCCCTCCTCGAAGAACAGCCGGCGGTGGACACGGCGCGCCCAATCGTCGCCAGCGTTCGCCGGAGCGTCAGTTCCCGCGAGGAGCCCATTTTTCTCCGCGCCATGCGCGATTGGGGACACTTCGTTCCCTGAAGGAGATCCCGATGCCTTACCGAGACACCGAGAGCAAGCGATTCGCCGGGCGCCTGCGTTGGCGCCGCGGAGACGTATTCGACACCGACGATCGCGATGGCGCGCTGGCGGCCGGCGCCGTCGAAGTCACGCGCGAGGAAGCGGCGGACATCGTCGTGGACGAGCCGATCGCCCCCAAGCCCACGCGCCCCAAGGCTGTGCCCCTCACTCCGGAGCCCACGCCGGATGTCTAGCGAGACGATCACGTGCCGGCCCGAGGAGTTGGGGGGCGTCCTCAAGGCGGACCTCGCGCGCCATATCGAGATCCAGCGCCAAATGCTGGAGACCGGCGTCGGGTACATGGCCGAGCGGGCGGCCGCGGAAGCGCCGCGCGACAAGGGCGATTTCGCCGCCTCGATTCGCCCCTACGCCGGCACCCCGGGGCGAACGTGGAAGCGGGGCGGCGGAGGCGGGACTTCGGGGCGGGCCGAGGCCGCTGCAGTCGCGCGGGCGTGGCGCCCCGGCGAGGAGATCGGCATTGCGAGCGATGCTCCGTACGGGCGCAAGCTGTTTTTCCACGCCGGCCGGTACACCAAGAAGGTTGCCCGCGGATGGCTCGATCGAATCGTCAAGGCCGCCAACAAGCTCGCGACGGAGGTCAAGTGAATGAACTACTCCGCCACCCGCAACGCCCTGGTGCCGTACCTCCGGGCCGGCTATACCGCCCTCACCATCTACAAGGACCCGCCGGGCGACGACTTGCGGACCGGAGACGAGGTGCGCGGGTGGGTGGAAATGCACTGGAGGCCAGGAGTGCGGGGTCCCGAGGGCGGGCGGATGGGCCCGAGCTCTACGGAGTACGAGAGCCCCTTCGCCTTCACCGCGAAGATTCGCATTCCGCGGCAGGCTGGCGGGAGCGAAAGCGCCTGGGACAGGGCCTGGCTCGCCGCCGATGCCCTCGAGGTTCTGATGCTCGAGGCTCAAGTCGGGGACCTCTCGATACAGGAGACCCACCCTCGCCCCAACGAGGTGGAGTCCGGCGACACGCACGTCCAGATCGACCTGGACGTAACGGCCACCCTGCAAGCCTTCCTGAACCGCGGCGACCGCGCCTACGAGGCCGGGCCCGTGGCTAAGGCCGTCAGCGAGCGGATCACCCTGGACGCGCCCCACGGGCTCTCCGTGGGCCAGATCGTCTATCGGACGGGGGCGGGGCTCGCCCTCGCCGTCGCCTCCGCAGAGGGCACGCTGGCGCAGGGAATAGTCTCCGCCGTCCATACCGATCAGACCCTAGACGTCACGTTCAGCGGCCTCGTCCGGTGGGCTCACGGCCTCGGCGGACCCTCGACGCCGGCGTTTCTCTCGCCCGCGGTGCCGGGGACGGCGCAGACGGGCGAGCCGGCAGCCGGGGAGTGGCGCCAGCGGCTTGGCATGGTGTGGGCCAACCCGGACGAGTTCCTGTTCTTGCCGGCGCCGGGGGAGCTGCTATGAAGCGGGCGGCCGCCCTCGCCCTCGTCGTGGGGCTGCTCGCCGTGGCCGGCCGCGCCCAGCTCCTGCGCGCCCCCGTGGTGGTGGCGACGCGGGCGCAACTGCCGGCCAGCGGCCAGTTGAATCGACCCTACCTGGTGGTGGACTGCGAGTCCGCGGCGGCATGTACCACGGGCGGCGGCAGCGTCCGGCTTTGGCTGGCGTGGACCGGCGCGGGCTACGGGATCGTGGCGGGCGCTGTCGGCCCTCAAGGGCCTGCGGGGCCTCAGGGCGACGCGGGACCGCAGGGACCGGCTGGCGCGGACGGCGCCGCTGGCGCCACGGGTCCTACGGGGGCAACGGGGCCGACCGGCCCGCAGGGCACCACAGGGACAGCGGGCGTTACGGGAACGGCCGCCACCGTGGCAGCCGGCACGACCACGACAGGCGACCCCGGCAGCTCCGCCGCCGTGGTCAACTCGGGCACCTCAAACGCCGCCATCTTCGACTTCACCGTCCCCCGCGGGGACGTTGGGGCGGCAGGGGCCACCGGCGCCACTGGCCCACAAGGGCCGGCAGGCGCAACCGGTTCGACCGGGGCTATTGGCCCTCAGGGCGCCACCGGACCGACCGGAGCTACGGGTCCCGCTGGCCCAATCGCCGGGTCCACCACGCAGGTCACCTTTAACGACGCGGGAGCGGCGGCCGGTGACGCCGGCATGACCTACGACAAGACGACTGATTTTCTGACCCTGCTGGGCGCGATCCAGGCCGGCAACATCAAGGCGACGGGAAACACGATCAGCACCACCAACGCGAACGGAAACCTGACGCTCGCCCCCAACGGTACGGGCTTGATTGGTCTGGGTGGCTCGACATCTGCCTTCCCCGCCTTCCAGTGGCCGGGTGCCCTGGGAATACTTTCGATCAAGGCGGCCGACAACAGCACCTGGGCGATCGTCAACGCACAGCGCTTCAGAATCTTCGATTCGAACGCCAACGCCCCCACCGCAACGCTCGTGGACGTTGGAGTCGAACTGAAGAGCGATGGCCTTGTGTGTTGGTCCGGAAACTCAACTGACGCGACGCAGTCGAAGGCGGCCTGCGTAAAAAAAACTGCGGCTGGTCGGCTAGCTGTGACTGATGGTTCCTCTGGCGGCGGCGTGCTGCTCGGAGTCAAGGGATCAGATGTGCCGAGCGCCAATAACATCAGCTTGAGCGCAGCCAACTTTTTCGTGGTCACCGGGACGACACAGGTGAACACGATCTCGGCCACCAACTGGACGGCGGGCTCCTGCGTGGTGCTGCAGTTCTCGGGCTCGCTGACCGTCAAGAACGCGACCGCCGGAACCGGCGCCCAGCTCAAGCTCTCCGGCAGCGCCGATTTTTCGGCGACGGCCGACGACACACTGCAACTCTGCTACGACGGCACCACTTGGCGCGAGGTCTCGCGCACCGTGATCTAAATAAGGAGACGGAGTCGATGCGCCCAATCATCATCCTGCTTTCTGCGCTGGTCTTCCTTGGCGTCACGCCGCTGATAGCGGCAACGATCAACACCAATTGCACGGCGCAAGTGCAGGCGACCGGCGCGTGCGGCTCCGCCAACAACGGCGTGGCCGGCATCCTCTTCGGGTATTGGGTCAGCCTCACGGACGCTGCGCCAGCCGATCCCGATGTGGGCTCTGATGCCGCAGATATGAAAGACGCCATCTGTGCCAATTTCGGAATAGCCTCCGGCGGCTGTACGGCGGCATCGGCCGATGGCGCAGTGCGACGGTATCTGGAGTCGCTGGTAACAGCCTACCGCAGGAATAAGAAGGTGGTCGCCGTGCCCGCAGCCGCAACGCCTGCGATCGATTCCCAGCAGAATCCATAGGAGATCTAGCCATGCCCACTCTCGGAAACAGTGCATCGATCCAGGTCCGCGCGGTCCGCGAGGTGACGCCCGGAACTTTGCCGGCCGGCGCCATGACGGTGATTCCCTTCGGAACCATGCCGTTCAAATCCAGCTTCACTCGGGGCACGGAAGACGATGTCAATAGCCACGGGCAGGCGGAAGACAACCCGGTCGAGGATCTCCAGGTTTCGGCGAACGGCAGCGGAGACTTCCGCTACGCCCGGCGGGACCTCTCGCGCGAGGAGGTCTTCCGCAACACTCTGACGCCCGCGGTCTCCGTCTCCAGCGCCCTGATCGCTGCGGTGGCGGCCGGGAACAAGCTGACCCGTGCGCTGGGGTGGGGCACCCTCGCCGCGAATGAATTCATTTGGGTCAACGGCTTCGCCGGCGGAGGCGGCAACAACGCGGCTGCCTTCCTCGCGAAAATCGCCAGCTCCTACTCGGGTTCGGGGACCGATCTCCCGCTGGCTTTCCCCATCCTGGTCAACGAGTCGGCCGGACCGACCGTCACGGTGAGCCATCTCGGACAGCTCACCTTCGGGACCTCGCTCCTCACGTCGTCGTGGGAGGAGTTCAACTTGCTAACCTCGAAGGGCCGCTCGCTTTTCGGGATCAGCGCGAACCAGTGGGACATCTCCGTCGATCATCCTTCCCATTGGAAAGAATCGTTCACCTTCGTGGGGATGCAGAAGGCGGCGCGACTGAGCGCTCAGCTTGCAAATACGACCACTGCCGCCACGTTGCGAAAGATTTTCAACAGCAACACCAATACGGGCGATTCGACGGTGACCGGAAGTCAGATGGGCCTTCGGTACGGTGGCACGCTCCTGACCGATGCCATCCTCAAGAGCCTCAAGCTATCGGTCACCTCGCCCAAGCTCACGGAGGGCGGCACGGGGACGCTGGGTCCTCAGGCCATCTCCATCGATGGCATTGTGACCGTCAAGCTCGACCTCAAGTTCCTCCGCTCGGGGTCTGATGTCGACACCTTGATGGATGACGCCCTCGACCCGAACGCCGAGAAGTCGTTCGGCTTGGGCTTGAGAGACGGGGACGGTCACCGCGTCTACCTCTGGCTACCGAAAGTGCAGCCTTACAACGGCGATCCGGACGGCGTCAAGCGGCAAGGTTCCGAGCAAGTGGACTTGAGCTATACGGCCCGCTACGACGGGGGCCTCGACACCAGCATGCGCTACGCCATGCTCACGTAATTCAACCATCCGCCCCGCCCTCGGGCTCTACGCTGCCACCCGGACGGCGCATCCCGAGGGCGGGGCGGGTACTTTATCCGGGGGTTCAAAATGAACGATCAGGTTATTGAACGGCGCTCGGTGCTCGGCAAGAAGGTCGCGCTCCGGAACGGCGGATGGCTGCGCGTGCGCCCGCGCGTGGACAATATCGACTACACGGAGAAGCGTCGCCGCCTAGAGGCAGCCATAAGGTCCGAGCGCGACATAGCGCCGGATGCCGACCTGGTGACAGCCCTCGGCCTGCACGACTACCTCGACTTCGAAAACCGAGCGCTCATTGGTCCAGTCATCACCGCCTGGGGCGCCTTCGATGACGAGGACGGAAACGAGCTGCCCTGGCACCTGGAGGGCAGTAGCCTCCCGGATGAAACCATCGGTTGCATGATTCTGCTGCTTCCGGGGGTGGGCAACGACTTCATGACCGCGATGAAACCAATTGACGACGCCCACATGATCCACTACGAGGTAATGGAAAAAAACTCCTCGGAGCCCTCGGTTGGCAACTCCGCAACGGAGGGCTCCTTGACACCTACCGATCCAAACTAGCGGAGCGGGAAACCATCCGGAAGGCGCGCATGGAGTCGATCGCAAAATTGAGCGGCGAGCACAGAGAGGCGGCCCTGGTCGCCCTTGAGGCCGAAATGCGCGCCCGCACTCCGGATCAGCTTTTCGAATACGTCGCTCCCCTGCCGTGCGTCGCGCACATCTGGTCGTGCTTTTGGGATCTCGACGGCGCCCGGCCGATCACGTTTCTCCCCGCCGGATTGGGCGTCATGATCCCGATTCGCGGTCCGCTACCCTATGACAAGGTCGGGGCCTGGATGGATGAGAACCAGATAACCGGCCGTCAGGAGCGGCACGAGATTCGCCACTATGTCCGGCTGATGGACGGGGAGTACCAGCGCCACCAGCACGGCCAGATGCCGAGCGCGCCCACAGCGACCGCTGGTGAGACCGAGGGTGTCGATGGCTGACGAACGGCGCATCGTCACGAAGGTCTACTACGACACCTCGGGCGTGCTTCAGGGGGCCGAGGCGGCCAAAGCTGCGGTCGCCAGTTTTGGCGGCGAGACGAAAAAGACATCCAAGGATTCGGAGGCGTCCACGCGGGCGCTGGCAGCTCAGTATCAGCGGCTAGTTGGCCAGATCGATCCCGCAGCCAGAGCACAGCTGGCCTACGGGAAGACGGTAGAGGTGACGACGGCGCTCGTCGCCAAAGGAAAGATCACCCAGGAGCAGGCCAACCTCACGCTGAGTAAGGCGGCCGACGCTTACAACAAAGCAGGACAGGGAGCCGACGCTTTCGGGAAGGCTCACCAAAATTCCTGGAAATCCATCGCTGCCGGCCTCGGCGCTGAGCGTCTGCTGGAAATGGGCCTTGAAAAAGTCCGGGAGATGTTTCATGAAACGGTGAAGGCCGTCAAGGAAGCGGAGACAGCCCATGCCCTGCTAGAAAACACCTACCGCGCTACGGGTGGCGCCGTGGGAATGACGAGTCGCGAGCTGGAAGAGCTGGCCCATCGCGAGGGACGACTGGCGGGCGTGAGCCACGATGTGGTGGAGGGCGCCGAAGCGATGATGCTCCGGTACCACCAGATCAGCGGCGAAGCCTTCCCGCGAGCCATTCGTCTGGCTATCGATATGGCTGCCGCTCAGGGCGAGCCTATCAAGTCCACGGCGCAATTGAGCGGCGCGGTGGAACGCTTGGGCAAGGTGCTGAGCGACCCTCTCCGGGCGGCGACGCTTTTGCGACGCGAAGGGAAGGCCCTCAACGAAGAGCAGCTCCGGCAGATTGATTCGGCGCTTCGGCAAAACGATCTCGCGAAGGCTCAAGCTGTTGTCTTTGCTGAGCTGGAATCACAATACGGCCACACGGCCGCGGCGTTGCGGGGTACTCTCGGCGGGGCAGTCGCCGCAGCGGATGTGGCCTGGCATGAGTTGCTTGAGGAATTCGGCAAGGGGCTCTTCTTTGATCTCACGGGCATCAACAATCTGACTGAAGCCCTGAGCGATCCGGAGGCTCTGAGGTCGGCCCACGAGCTGGGCAAGGCGCTGGGCGAGATCGCCGGCGCGGTCCTGAAGCTGACCTCATACAACGACAAAATCAATGCTTTCCTCAAGAGTCTGGCCGACGTTCAAACGAGGTGGCAGAACTTCGTCCGCGAGAGCATGGGGCTCTCTCGCATGCCCGGCACGGATTGGGAGGCGAGCGTCGGCCACTTTGGAACCCCGCCGCCCACGAAGCCACCCAAGCCGCCACCCGACCCCGCGGAGATGAGGCGAGCCGCGGCCGAGGTGGCAAAGCTCACGGAGACCTACCGTGCCCTCCTCGCCGAGCACGCCGAGACGAAGCGCACCCAGGAGGCCATCCTCGCCCTCTACCAGCGCTCCGGCCTCACGCTCGTCCAGGGCCAAGCGGCCGAGAAGCGGATCAACGACGCGCACGCCGCCCGCGCTGAGATGCTCAAGCGCGAAAGGGAATTCGCCGATCTCGGCCCAGCGGCGGCGCGTCGGATGGCCGAGCAGCTCGCGCGCAACACGGCCGAAGAACGGCGGACGAATCAAGAAATCGAGGACCGCAAGGGGCTCCTAGAGGAAATCGAAAAGCTGAATATTCGCATCGCCAAGAGCGTTGGCGATATTGCGCTGACGAAGCTGAAAGACAACGTCGTCGCATTCGAGCGCGCCACGGAGCATTTCCTCGAAGCGTTCCGGCAGGCGACGGCCCTGCGGGAGGACCTGTCCTTTGCCCGCCAGACGACGGCGACGAGCAGCGATCGCTTCGGAGAGATCGAACGGCAGTATCTCGACTTCATCCGGCGCATCGGCAAGGGTTCGATGGAGGAGGGCGAGAAGGCACTCACCGCCTTCCTGACCGCGACCGGGCAGACCGTCGAGCAGATCAAGGCCAAGCTCGGCGAGCTGTCCGACCTCGACAAGATCAACTCGATTCGCGGCGCCGGCCTGACCCAGCCCGAGATTTACCAGGGACAGATCAACGAGCTGCGCCGGCTGCGTGACGTGGCCATCGCAAACGCCCGCGAGCAGGGACAGGCGACCTACGACATTGAGCGAGATTTTGCCGCCAAGGAACGAGAGCTGGTGCAGCAGCGCTTCGAGGAGGTGGCCGGCGCCTGGGGTGGGCTGGTAGATTACATGGGCTCGGCGCTGGGTGGCGTGGCCGCGAAGATCGCCAGCCTGTATCAGCAGATCCAGGGCGCCTCGCAGATGGGCTCGCAGCTCGGGTCCGCCACCGGGATTGGGTCCGCGGCAGGCGGGATCGCGGGCGCGATCGTGGGCGTATGGGTGGCGGCTTACCAGCACTTCGTGAGCCAAACCGCGAAGGACCGCGCGCAGTCCTACGGCTTCGGCGCGTCCGTGACGATGGATCGCGGCCGCTGGAACGAGGTCCAATCGAAGGAGCGCCAGCTCTCCGAGCAAATCGAGCACCTGGTGGATTCCTTCGTGGACGCGATCGGGGGCGCCCTCACCCGGTTCGCCGATCTCGAAATCCAGGTGCGGCGCGACGGCAAGTATTTCTCCGCCATGGTCGAGGGGCAGGTGCTCGGCCACTTCGAGACCATGGAGGAGGCCCAGCAGGCGGCCATCCTCGCGGCCTTCCGCTCGTCGGAGACGGTCATCCGGGGAATGAGCGCTCTCGCCCGGCAGGGCCTGGAGCAGTTCCGCGCGATCGGCACGGCCGGCAGCTCCGTGGAGAGCCTCCAGGGGTGGCTCTCCTCGCTGCGCGAAGTGGCCGAGATCCGGTGGGATGACAGCGCCCGCCAGATGGCCGCCACGGTGCGCCACTTCGATGAGCTGTGGGACGCCCTGGGCCGGCTCGACACCGCCAGCGACACCGCCCGGCAGGGCATGGCGGATCTCGCGCAGACGGAGGTCGAAGCGTGGCAGGCGCGCATCCGGCAGTTCTCGGGCGTCCCGGAGACGGAGGCCCAGCAGCGGGCACGGATGGAGCGCGAGGGGAAGCTGATCCAACTACAGCTCCAAATGCGAATTGCGGACATCAAGCTCCGCGAGGCCGAGCTGCGAGAGGAACGGGAGGCCCTGGCCGCCCGGGGCCAAATCGTCCGCGGGGGCGCCGCCCTCGACGACGCCAGCCTGCGCGGCGGCCGGGAGACGCTGGTGGCCCGCGCCAAGCTCTACGAGGGGGAGGTCGATCTGACGGCCGCCCACTTGGCGGCGATCGACGCGAGCCTCGAAGCCATGGCCGCCCTCCAGGCCGAGCTGGAGCAAATCCTCGCGGACTTCGACCCCGCCAACTTCAAGCTGCCCGGGGAAGGCCGCGCTGGGCACGGAGCGGGCGCTGGCGGCGGGCAGAGCCTGTCCGACATGATCGCGGAGTCGGCTCGCCAGCGGGCAACGTCGGGCCAAAGCCAATACCTCCAGGGGCTGGCCGAGATCAACCGCAAATGGATTGAGGGAATCGCCGCGGCGCACCTCCCGGGCAACGCGGAGGCCCAGGCCCGGAAGCAGCGCGACGAGGCCATCAAGGCGGCCAACGGCAATGCCGAGGCGATCAAAAAAGCGAACGATGCCTACGAAGCGCAGACGCGCCATATCCACCGCACCCGCGAGGAGATCGAGCGGGCGAACGAGGCTCGCGCTGCCGAGATCGCCCTGCTCCAAGAGCAGCAACGAACCTCTGTGCGGGGCGACACCACCTCCTTTGTCGAGGGCTCGAACGTCTTTCGCGAGCAGCGCGACCAGGCGGCCGCCCTGCGCCTGCAGTGGCAGGAGCTGCTCGACACCCAGGCCGTGGGCGCTGCGGAATACGCCTCGGCGCTGGCGGGCATCAACCGCTCGGAGGCGGAGCATCTTCGGCTGCTGGGGCTGCAGGAGAGCTCAACCCTCTTCGGGCAGCTTCAGGGCCTCCTCCAGACCGCCGGCCTGGGAGAGAGCGGCGACGCGCTCCGGCTCGCGGGCGAGCAGCAGCGGGCGAACTACGCCCTCCAGCTCGCGGAGGCGCAAGCCCGCTACGCCCAGCTGGTCGCCGAGGGCTACCTCATCGGCGCCAACCGCGACCTCGTCGAGCGCGTCCTCGACAAGCTGGGATCGGTGGACCTCGGCAAGCTGACGCAGGGAATCGAGACCCAAGAGCAGTTGCAGTCCGCCCTCGCCCAGCGCCAGCAGGAGGCGCAGGACGCCGCGCGCAAGGCGATCGAGGACGCTGCCAAGCTCCGGGAGAAGTACGCCGCGGGAGAGGACGATCCGCTCCGCCGGCGGTTGGCCGACATCCGCAAGGATTTTGACCTGATCTTTGCATCGCTCGGGCGAGGCGACGAGAACCTGAAGCTCTTCGCGGACGCCGTCAAGGGGACCTTCGACGACCTCAAAAAGCCCGTCTCGGATTGGCTTGCGTCGCTGGGGCTCTCCGAGTCGTCGCCTCTCACCAGCGCCCAGCAGGCCGCGGAGGCGTCGAAACAGTTCGACGTAATCGCGGCTCGCATCGCCGGCGGCGACACCAAGGCTTTTGCCGAGCTGGCGGGGGCCGGGAACGCCCTGATTCAGAAAACAGGCGCAGCGTTCGGCACGAGCACCGCTGAATTCCAGAAGGTGTGGGACCGCGTCTTCGCTATAGGTCACCAGGCCGAAGCGTTGGCGGACGCCATGGCCGTGAATTTCACCGCGACGGGCTCCCTCGGCGTCGGCAACGTCGCGGCGCTGACCCTCACGACGCAATCCGTGGTCAACGCCATCCTCGCCGGGAACAAGGTGCAGCAGGACGCGGCGGCGACCCTGCAAAACCTGGAGTCCATCACCGACAGCCAAGCCTTCGCGATCTCGCAGATGGCCGCAGATATTGCCTCTCTCCGGCAGGCCAATGAGTCAATGGCCCGCGACCTCTCCGCCTTCCGTAACGCGAGGGCTTCCTGATGCCCTCCGCGTACTTCCAGTTTTTGGCTGACCCGCAGCGGATCGATCTATGGCTGGCCGAGATCTATCTCGACGCCGGTACGCTGCGAGTGGCGACGGGGGAATACGCGACTGATCCCTCGGACTCGCCAGCCAACACCCCGTACGGCGCCCGCCTGAAAGAGGGGCCGAACTTCAACACCGACAGCGCGCCGCCCGGGACTCTCGGCAACCTTCCCGACCGCCGCGGCGGCGAGCTGGTGCTGTTGCAACGCTTTGGCGACCTCGACAGCTACAAGGCCGTGAGCTGGGACGGGAAACGGATCGTCGTACGGCACGGCGGGTACAGCCCCCGGCTCGCTCGCAAGCTCACCTACGCCGAGATGGGGACCGCGGAGTACGAGAGCGAGCAGGCTCTCTTTGGCCTCGACGAGGTCACCGTCCAGCTCCGCGATCCGGTCCGCCGCTTCGAGGACCCCCTCCAGGCCCGGCGTTATATGGGGACGGATTTCACGCTCGCGATCACCGGAGCAACGACCTTCGTCGATTTCGGTGCGGCCGCGAAGTGCAATCTCACCGGGGACCTCACGATCGAAGCCCGCATCTGGATCGACACCCTCGCCACGGCCATGCGCTTCTTCGTGTGGGATGGCGCGTCGGCCTATCCCTTCGACGTGCTCATCAACACCACGGGGACCATTCGGTTCTACGCGTCCAACTACTCGGGCACGTTGACCACCACGGCGGCGCTCGCCACCAAGCGTTGGTATCACTTCCAGATCACGCGCGCCGGGACGGCGATCACCTTCAACATCCTGGAGGAGGCACCCGGCACGGAGACAGCGGAAGCCCTAACCGCCTCAGCGGCGACGGGGGCTTCGAACGTTGGGGGCACCCTTCGACACGGCGCGAGCGCCAACCCATTCCGGGGCGTCATCGACAGCTTGCGGCTGTGGAACTACGCCCGGACGGCCGACGAGTGGCGCGACCAGCGCGGGCGGGAGCTGACTTCGACGGAGAGCGCTCTCTCCGCTCTGAAGCTCGCCTGCCGCTTCAACGACGCCTCCGGCACTACCGTTTCGGACAGCTCGTCGTCGCCCGCCAACGGCACGATCAGCGGCGCCAACTTCGCGTGGCTGCCGTCACTCCAAGGCAAGGCCGATCTCGCGGGCAAGGTGCTGCCGGACGGCTTCGGCCTGGTGGAGGACGCCAACCCCATTCTCGTCTACGAGCCGACGCGGATCTATCAGATCCATAGCCGTCAGGTGAACAGCATCACCGACGCTTCCGAGGGCGGCGCTTCGATCACCCTCAATACGGCATATACCGATTGGCTCGCCTTCCTCACGGCTACCGTCACGGCGGACGCCAAATACGACAGCCTCAATTGCACGGACGGAACCTTTGTGCGATGGAGAAGCAAGCCCTCCAAGCCCATCAGCGTTACATTTCGAGGTGACGCCTCGGGCTCCGGCTACGTCTCCACCGCGGCCGACATCTGGCGGCGCGTGATCTGTACGCGGGGCACGTCTCCCCTGGTGGACCCGACCGACCTCGACGGCTCCAGCTTTTCGAATCTCAACACCGCCAACAGCGCCGTGGTCGGGATCTACGTGACGGGCGAGATGACCATTGAGGAGTTCGGCAAGCGGGTGCTCGGCTCAGTGGGGGCCGTAGGTTTCTTCCGCCGTGTCGATCGGACCTATCGGGTGCTCCTCTTCAAGGGCTCGACGACTGGCGACCTCAGCCCGAGCGTGATCCTTTCCCTGACCGAGAAGCAAATCCTTTTGATCGCGCCGGCGCCGATCGAGCAACCGGTGCGCGAGGTCATCCTTGCCTACCGGCACAACTACTCGCCGATGACCCTGGATCAGATGGCCAGCGGTACGATCGACACCGCCCGGCAGGCTTTCCTGGAGAAGCCGACTCGCGATGTCAAGCGCTCCAAGAGCGCTACGAAGACCGCCCACAAATACTCGCGGGTGGAGACGCCTGAGACGTATCTGACGACGGAAGCGGACGCGATCGCCGAGGCGGAACGTCGGCTCGCCCTGTTCAGCGGCGAGCCCCAAGCGTACCAGGTCGAGGCTACGGCGGTGGGCTTCGAATTCGACCGTATGGACCCCATCTTTCTGACCGTCCAGGATATCAACGCGAGCGGCGTCGAGCAGGTCCGCCTCGGCCTCAACGCTCTGCAGTTCATCATCCTCGCGGTCGGCGAGCGCAGCGCCGAGGGCCGCCGATCGCTGACAGTCTGGAGGGAGAGTGCATGAGCGACCCCCGCAGAATGGCCATCCTCGCGCCTGACTTCGTTACTCCGGCAGCGGCTACGATGGTGGATAACTACACCGCCGGCACGACGGTGAGCACTATGCCGCTTGCAAACTTGCTGACTGACGAGCCCTCCGACTCGGCGCGATTGCTGACCCACGATCCATTCGATTCCTATTGGGAGGCCGTCTTCGGGCCGATCAACGCCGTTACCAGTCCGGTCCGGAACCTCAGCGGCATAGGGCTGGTAAACGGCAACCTCTCCCGCTTTGGTTTTTACCGAGTGATCGCCGACACCGGCGTGGCCTTCGACATTCGGCTCAACTACTACCAGCGCCTGGCGCCGACAGCCCTGCTTGCGAGCACCAACACAAGCGGCGCAGTTACGGACGTGGACGAGAGCCCGCGAAGCCCGGACGGCTTGTGGATTACCCCCACAACGCTCGGCACGGAGTGGCAGGCGCGATTTAGCTTCGGTACTCCGGCGGCGACGCCGAGGGTCGGCAGCAACCGGCAGACGTTCGTCGTTTGGGCCAAACGGGTTAACGGTGATGTTACGTTCGAGTGGCCGCTGCTGACCGCCCACCTCTACGAAAGCGGCGTGTTCAAGGCGGACCTCGGCTGCCGGGTCGTCAGTTCGGCAACCGGACAGATCCTCGTTTTCCGCTGGGACGCGTCGCTGCTCTCGACTGCATCGGGCGCGGATGTGGAGGTGCTGCTCAAGGCCAGCGGGCGCTCGCCAGCCAGCGGCACATCGTCGGTCGGCATTCATCTCGGCGCGCTCGCCTGGGACTCGGAAAAAGCGTCGCCCGCGCCGGCGTTCGATTCTGGATGGCTGGCGTCACCCTTCGACCAGACGAGCAGCCAGTGGGGCGGAACGGCCGCGGACGAGATGGGCGCGGCGCCATCCAAAAATCTTCAGCATTTCCCGGCGACGGCCTGGGCGTCCGTCAAGTGGTTGGCCGTTATGGTTAGCGACGACCAGGCGGATGCGAGTTACACGTACAGCGCCACCGGGATGGCGCCTCCCGCCATGATCCGGGTGCCGGACGGGTATACACAGGCGGGCCATACCGTTGCCGGCGCCGCCTTCATTCCGTCCATCCTCAACTTCGCCAAGGGGCCACTGCTCGGGACTCGGGAGTCCTCGATTCGGCTGGAAACGCTGGGTGGGCAGGAGGGCGGGAGTCGTCGGCGGCCGCGGCGGGTGATGCCCGTAACGCTGGAACACCTCACGGACGCGGAGGGATACTCCCTTTTCGACCGCGTCGATTGGCGCAAGGGCTCCAAGCTCCCCATGCTGGTCGTCAAGTTCCCGGACGGCGACGCGGCTTCGCAGCTCGCCACCCTCTGGTGTACCCTGGAGTCGCCCCAGGGGCTGACGCGCGGGGTGCCCAATAAGCAGAGCTGGGCCGGGACGTTCGTGGAGAAACTGTAATCGCTGGCGAGAGGTGAGGTATCATTTGAGCGAAGCAGAAAGAAAGGAGACCTCCGACATGCCAGAGCGCGCTCCCTTCCCCGCTTGGCTCCGTGAGCTGTGTTATTTCGGCGGCCTGATCGTTGCCATTACCGTCTTCGCCATCACCCTGAAGAGCGACCAGCAGGCCAACAGCCTGCGCCTGGACGCGATGGCGCAGCAGCTCGCCAGCATCGAAGCACGGCTGCCCAACCGCGAGGTGGACGCGCTCCGTTACAAACAGCTCGAAGACACGGTGAAGCAGAACAAGGCCGACGAAGACTTCGCCATCGCGAAGCTGGAAAAGTGGAAGGACGATACCACCCGCTACCTCATCAAGAAAGGAGTCATCGACTGATGCCTATCGACCCGAGGTTGAATTGTGCGGCAGAGATCTGTTGCACCCCCGAGCAGGCACACGCCGCTGCGGTCTCGCTTTTATGCGACTGCGGCGTTTCGGAAGACGAGGCCCCGCGGATCGCCAAGCGGCTGCGCGAGAAGGGGATCGTCTTCACCTCCTCCGAACTGGCGGACGCCATCCGGCACATCGCCTTCCCGGAGGTGAAGGGCGGCGATGGCAAGCTCTGATCCTACTTCCGGTCTGGACGTGCGGCAGCTCCGGGATCTCATCGTCCGGCCCGTGCTGGCGTATCTCGGGCTCCCAGGCGGCACCGTGGCCGAACGGCTGGTGCTTGGGACTGCGGCCCACGAGTCGGGCTACCGTTACGTCAAGCAAGTGGGCGGCGGGCCGGCCCTGTCCCTCTGGCAGATCGAGCCGGCGACGGCGCGGGACGCCCTCGGTCGCGTGCCCGAGGAGATCCTGGAGAAGCTGCATGCCCTCGCGATCTTCCTGCCCAAGCTCTCCGGCGACAACCCTGCAGAGCAGATCATCGGCGAGTTGCCCGGGAACCTCTACCTGGGGCCAGCGATGGCTCGGGCGATTTACTTCCTGAAGCCCTTCGAGATGCCAGAGAAGGCGACCGCGGAGGATCTCGCCGCGCTCTGGAAGCAGCACTGGAACACCCCGAGGGGGGCCGGCCGGCCGGAGCAGTTCGTGGACGCTTACCAGAACCTGATCGCCCCGCTCTACCCGCCCGCGCTCGCCGAGGGCTAGTTGTGGCACCCCGCCGGATGTCTCCTTCTCCGTCCGGCGGGGGTTTTTGATCTGCAAATGGAAAGATTGATCGCGTGGCGAATCACCCTAGCCCCCAGCCCCCAGCCCCCGGCGTATCCCTCCAGGAATTCGTCGAGCGCATCCTCGCCGAGAGGGACATCCGATACGAGCAGCGATTCGCGGCGCAGGAGACCGCCGGGGTCACCGCCCTCGTTGCGGCCAAGGAGACCCTCACCACCGCTCTCACGGGGCTGGAGAAGGCCAACGCGATCGCCATCGACGCCAACCGCGTGCTCGCTGCCAAGGCCGAGGAATTCGCCGACCAGAAGCTCCAGACCCACAACGCCATCAAGCCATGGGTGCAGAGCTTGATCGACGTGCAGAACGAGAAGCTGCTGGCCCTTGAACGACGGGTGTCGAAGTTCGAGGACCGCGAGAGCGGGATCACCCTCACGACCAAAATCCTGATCGGGGCGATAAGCCTGGCTGCTACGATCGCGGGGCTCTACTTCATGTTCCATCGGTGAAGAAGTGGGCGGGGCGGGCGGGTAGCTCGCCCCGGGGGTGAGGTCTCTCTTAGTACTTCGGACGCTGCGGCGTTGGACAGGCCACGCTGTAACAGCACTCCGTGGCGTCCAAAGAGACTGTGCCGCCAGGCGTGCTGCTGGCCTCTCTGC